TCAGCAATTGCGGCCGGCGTCTTCAAGGCCATGCCAGGCCGGAATCTCGTCTAGCCGCCGGGACACGAATTGGGCATCCTCGCCCGTGACGGCGCCGTCCTCAATGACGTCGGCCATGCCGGCGAAGGCTTGCCAGAAGTGGCACCGGTCGGGGCTGCTCTTCAGCAGCGGCTGCACCGCGGCATCGAGGTTTTCCAGATGGGTTCGGAGTTCGGCTCTATCCATGCGGCCAGTATCGGCCGGGTCGTCTCAGCGCTTGAGACGCGGCGCCGTAGACTGCTTTTCATGGACACCAGCCCGCCCAGCCTCTTCGAACAACTGCAGCAGCGGCTCGCCTGTGCTTCCGAGCCACTGGAAGTGCTCAACCAGTTCGAAGCGGAGCTGCTGTATGCGTTCCCTGCGGAGGCGACAACCATCGTTGAGCTGGTGGCGTCATGGGGCTACCGCCTGGGCGTGCTGACGCGCGACGACCTCGACGGATACGTGTAAGAGCCGGGCCGGCGCTGCTCAGGCGCCACGCGGGTGAGCGGCCTGTGGCCCCGCGTCCGGCAAACATAGATTGCCACCGGCATGGGCATGCACATATCGGGCGGAACCGCACCGAGGGGTCGGATTTTCCCTCACCGTGGCCGTGCGCTTCGTCTGCAAATGAACGTTTTTTCTTGGGCGCGCGCGGCGCATGATGCATTCGCGTCGAGATACTCTCGCGCCGCCGGCAGCGGCCGGTGTAGCCGATCAGGAGATCGTAATGCGTCCACTACTTGCCGCCGCCGCCCTGGCGCTGTCTATCGCCTCCCTCCCCGCTATTGCTGCTGGCCATCCCCCGGCGACGCCCAGCCGCGGCACGGAGCTGCACAGCGAGGCCTCCGTCGCCGGCGAGAGCCTGGACGCGTTCGTGATTCGGATCGCCTCGCGCGCCCGAGCTGCGTCTGTGAGTGCCCGGTCGATCGTCTGCGGCGAGATCGTCGGGGCTGGTCCGTACGCCGTCACGCTCAAGACCGATGGGCGGCGGGATTGGTGCGAGGTGCCGAAGACGGCGGCGCCGTATTTGCTGGTCAACGGCATCGCGAAGGACGCACGCGAGAATCACATCCCGGCCATCTACTACCGCCGGCCTGGGTACCTGGTCACGCCGTGGAGCATCAAGTTCCAGGACCGAAGCGGTGTGCGAAAGATCGCCGATGGTGGCCACTGAGCTGCACTGGCCACCCGGGTCACGCAGGCTGGGGCTCGGCGCTCGCAAGGCTGGCGGCGATGGCGCTGTTCGTTGCCGCCTTGATCAAGGCTTGCAGCTTCCAGCCGGCCAGCTCCTGCGTCGCTTCCGCGCCGGGATAGCGGATGGCGTATGTCGGCGCGATCAAGTCGGCGATCGGCGCCGCCAGCACGCCGAGGGCGGCGCCGCGGTCCTCGACCTGGAACGTGACCGTGCCGGTGTCGTTGATCGGGTTCCAGATGATCGTGATCTGCTGCGCGAGCGGATCCGCATCCGGGTCCGGCGTCACCACGTTCGCATCATAGGCCGCGCGCGTGGCCGCCTTGATGCCCAGCAGCAGATGCACACCCGACTCAGAAACAGTTTCGCCTGGCACCTGGATGGCCTGCCCCGTCGCCGGGTCCACCTCGGTCGTCGTCGGCGCGGTGATGTCGTAGCTGCGACCGATCAGTTCGCTGATCTGCACCGTGAGCACCCGCAGGAAGAAGCGCTCCAGCGTCTGCGTCCAGCCATCGGGATGCGGCTTGGTGGTCATCTGCTCGAGGTGGAACTCGACCGGCCCGTCGTTGGTGGCCGGGTTCCATCGGATCTCGATGCGTGGCGACACGATCTTTGTCTGCATGCCGAAGGTTGGGTTTTCGCTGATAAGCATGGTCAGTATCCAGTGACGTCGAGGATGGGAGCGCGCACCCAGGCCTGGCCGTAATTGCCAGGGGGTGGCTGTGGGGTACCGCTGCTGCCGCTACGCAGGTCCTGTGCAGTGTCGACAGTGGCAATGGATGCGACGTTGCCGTTGATGTTGACCACGCCCTTGCGCCATATGATCTGCACCTGCCACCCCGGCCCACCGCCTATCAAGCCACCGATGACCAGCATGATGTTGCCGGTGGAGCCGGCCAGCGCAGCGTAGGTCCGGCCAGCAGGCAGCGTGATCGATCCTCCCTGGTTGGCATTTCCCTGCAGCAACCCGCGCACCTTCATGTACTTGAGTGTTGCGTCGAACACGACCTGATTGTTCGCAGGATTGCGGACACAGAAGTACTTCATGCGCCCGAAGTTGGGTTCATCGAACACGTACGCGGTGAAGCTGCCGCTTGTCGTCCAACCGGTAAACGTGAAGCTATTGCCGCTCTGAGAGCGCTGGGCGAGCACAGCGTTACTCTCGCCCAGAAACGCCAGCGCCGGGTTAGTCCCGGCCACGGTCAGACTCCACGTCTTCAGCACGCCGCTGCCACTGGGTGTAATGGTTTGCTTTGATGCTAGCGCCAGATTCTTCCAGTCCTCCGAGATCACCACCCGATTGGGGCCGGCATTGATACGAACGAATGCCACGTCAAAACCTCCCGTAGAACAACGTGCCGCCGGCGCGGGCAGTCAAGGTGGCAGACGGCGCGCTCCAGGTGATCGTGTTGCCGTCGTCAGTGATGTACGGCAGCAGCGCATTGCCTGCCCCGCTATCGGCGATAAACCAGTAATACAGCTGGTTGGCGCTGCCGGTGATGGGCACCGCAACTGAGCCGCTAGCCCCGCTGGCGATCCCGATCGCACCCATGTGCTGCGTGAGCAAATCCGAATCAGACTGATCGGTAACCTGCAGCAGCACGACATTGGTCGCCTCATCCGTGACCCGTAGGAACGTCGTCATACGCCCGCTCCAATAGCCACGACCTGCACGCCGTTGGGCGCGTAGCAGTAGATTTTGCCGTTGACGATCTCGCTCCGGCCCTGCCCAGCGTCCACCCCGATGAAGCGCACTTTGTCGAAGGCAAAGTCCAGCGTTGCACTCGTTCCGTTGTTAACCGAGCGCCAGCCGGCGACCCGGTTGTTGACGTCCAGCGCGAGGGTTGCCGACGCCTCGTAGCTGGCGACGCCATTTTCGGCCCGCGTGACACGGGTGGTCAGCGACTGAGTGGCCGAAGCCTGACCAACGACGGTTGCGTCTGCGCTGTAGGGCGTTGCGGGGAGTGCGCCGTATTCGATCTTGACCCGACGAAAGCCAAGTGCGGTGCACCCACTGATGCTTTCCCAGATGAGACGCACCTGGGCCTGCGTGCATCCCGTCGGCGGAGTCCGCGTAAAGGCACGCTCCTGACGCCGTGCATCGCCATCCATGAAGTTGTGCGTCGCCCTGATGATTGGGCTACGCGTCGAACTGCTGATGTAGGTGCCATCCGCGCGGAACCATTCAATGTCCATGCTGACTTGCCCGGCCTGGGCGTACAGCACGCTGTCCCAGGAGACGGTCAGGGTCTCGCCCGCGTTGATTGGAAAGCGGCTTGAGGCAACTGCCTGCCCACCACTGCCAATGTTCCACGGCGAAGTGTGGGTCATGATGCGTCCCCATGCTCCATCGGAGACGATAAAGCCGCTCGCAGAGCCATTGGTCCAAATGCCGCTCTCAAAGCCGCCATTCGGCAGGATGTTCGGCCGACCACCGAGCTTTGACGTCACCGAGGTGATGGCCGTGCTCTGCGCATTGATCTCGTTGCCCTGCTGGCTCACCTGCGATTGCAAGGCCTGTAGCGCACTGGTGTCTGCCTTGCCCGAAAGCGTGGACTGCACTGTCCCGATCAGCTGCGACAGCGAGGTCACATTGTTTTCGGCCTGAGTCAGGCGCGTGTTCATTGCCTGCACCGCCGACGCATCCGCTTTACCCGCGAGGCTGGACCGCACCCCGCTCACATCCTGCGCAAGGATCTGCAGCTCTTGATCCACTTGCTGCACCTCGGTGGTGACCTGCTGCATCGCCACGCCGATGGCGCCCACCGCCTCGGCCAGGCTTGCGTACTGCCCGATGAAGGACCAATACGCCGTGTCGGTGATCGCCGTGCCCACTGGCACGTCCTGCTTTGCCACATAGAGCCCGCCGGCGCGCTTGACGATGGAGCCGGCCGGCCATGCCTGATCTACCCACTCTGGCGCCTCTACCAGCGCTTGCAGATTGGCCAAATCTTGAGCCTGCTGGAAAAGCTGGTCAGCCAACTCCCGGTCGCGCTGGGCCGCTTCCAGAAAGCCCTGGCGGATTTCCTCGGTGGTCTGATCGATCGCCTGCTGCATCTCCTCCTGAAGCTCGCCCAGGTTCTTGCCCAGCGTCTTGGTGACGTACTTGGCTGCCACCGACAGAGTGCCGTTGGTGTTCCGGGCGCGGATGGCGAACACCCACGTGCCCGACGCCGGGATGGGCGAGTCGAACGCACCGGTGTGGTAGCCGCTATCGCCCACCGGCGTCATGGCATCCCACGACGGCACCGGCGCACCCTCCTCCGGTGCCGTCGTGTAGCGGATCTCCGCGCCGGCCAAGTTGGCCGACTGGATGGTGTCGGTCCAGAAGCCCCAGGTGTAGCGCCGGATGCCGCCGCCGACTTCCTCAACGTCGAACAGGTCGTAGTTCACCGGCGGCGCGTCGGCGCCGATGGTCGTGTAGATCAGCGAGGCGCCCACGCCCAGCTGCCCCTCCGGGCCGAACGGGCGCACGTTGATGGTGTAGGTGCCGGCGCGCGGGATGCGCCACCGCGCCGTGCGGGTGCGCGTCTGTGCCACCTCCACCAGCTCGCCATTGCCGTCCGACGCCGAGGCGTAGACCACGGCATGGTCGAACGGGCCGCTGATGTCGAACGTGGCCACCAGGTCCGTGGCAGTGACGTCGCCCGTGGTGATCTGGTCCTCGCTGATCGCCAGATTGCTGAGGATCGGCCGGGTTGCCAGCGATGATCCGCTCTCTGGCGGCTGGTAAACACCCGTCTTAACGTAGGTCCAGAACTCAGCAGATTCGGGCACCACGCTGATGCTGGCGCCTTTCAGATCGCTCTCCGGCTCGATCGCCACCACTCGCACACGCAGTCCCGGGGTGGCCTTGAAGTCGTAGATCCAAACCGTGTCGTGGGCTGGGTTGTCCTGCCAGCCGCCCTGCACCATCGAATCGGCATAGCCCTCGCCCGGCAGCGGCGCGTCATCCGGCCATTCCTCGACCAGCTGGATGGTGTCGGTTGCTTCGGTGAAGCTGCGCACGCGGAATGTGCGGTAGACCGCCTCGCCTGGGATGCGCAGGCCGATGAATGCACTGCGCGCATCCGGCGGCGGTACCGGCTCGTCCAGTGTCAGGGTGACGGTGCCAAGCAGCGGGCTGCGCTCGGCTGCGACGATGCGCCCGCCGAACCCCCACTGCGTGAGGTCGTGCGAAATCGACAACATCGACATGCGGCGATAGGACAGGTACTGCAGGTCCTGGGCAAAGCCGATGTCCTTGTACTGGAACAAGCTCTGGGCGAGGTGGTACCGCGCCATCTCCGCCGCATGTGCCTCTCGCCCGATGCCCTCACCGGTGAGCCGCGCAGGGCTGAGCATGTCTTCGACCCTGATGCCAGGCGCCGGCACGCGCAGCATTTCGACCTTCTTGGTCGTGCTGTCGAAGTAGCTGTACTCGATGCCGTCGGCAGCGCTGGCGAGCGTGTAATCCACGCTGAAGCTGCCCTTCTTCATCTCCGCCATGTTGACCACGCCCGAGAGCGGTTGCTCGTCGGCGGCCCACACCACCGAAAGGCGACCGCCGGCCCAGGTCACCTGCCCCATGCCGGCCAGCGCGATCGCCTGCAGCACCTCGTCGTGGTTGCGCTCTTCGGTCAGCCAGTAGTTGTAGGTGTAGCCGTTCGCCTCGCAGTGCCCCATGAAGCCCTGCAGCGACTCGATGTCGATCTCTTCCTCGCTCTTGCCCATGCCGGCGATGAGCTTGCCTGTCTTGTCGTAATAGCCGCGGACGTACTTGAGGATGTGGGCGCCGGGGTTGCTGGTCTCCTCATTTACCCAGGTGCCATTTCGCCATACCGGGATCGGTGCGGCGATGTGCTCGGCACGCAGCTCATCCGGCTGGCCGTTGAGCTGGCCGGTGGCCTTCATCAAGATGCCGGTGCGCGCAATGCCGGCGTAGGTCGCGGTGTCCGCCTGCACGCTCCCCATCGTCGACCATTGGAAGTCGTTGCGCTGGGTGTTTGCCCCCGTGTAGTTGCCCTGCCCCAAGATGCGCACGCGCACGTCGTACTGGCCCTTGGCCACGTCCGCCGACACCGTGGCGCGCTTGCTGACGTCCAGCTTGTCGCCGGTGAACAGCTGCGTGGCCAGCGTGGCCCAGATCCCGGTGCCCGCGGGCGCGTACTGCACTTGGACGGTCTCGGACACGTTGTACTTCTTGCCCGAGGTGCCCACGCCGCCGAGCACGTACTCCAGGTTGATCTGGATGCGCACAGTGTCTGCGCTGGTGGTGCGGGTCACGAAGTCGGCCGTATCCGGCAGCTCGCCACCGTCGGTGGTGTCCACGTTGCTGTAGAGCGGGATAGTTTCATCCGGCATCTGGCTGTAGCCGGAGTGGTAGACGCTCACGCCCTCGTAGCTCGACAGCGGCGTGCCGGCATTGGTGAACGTGCCGACGCGGCCAACGCCGATGCCTGGCGTGAGCACCATGCCGATGTACTGGTTGTCGCCCTCGTAGAAGGTGTAGGGCTTGCTGGCGAAGTCGGGGGCGATCGGCATGCGGCCGAACAGCAGGCCAACAGGCTCGTAGGGGCGCAGCCGATTCCGCGGCGCTGCCAGGCTGTACACCGTGCCCGCGGTACTCGGGCCGGTTGGACTCTCGACCTTCGGACCCAGCACCTTGTTGATCACCAGCGAGCCAGCCACGAATACTGCAGACGCGGCGACGCCACCCCATGCGGTCGCAATGGCACCGCCGGCACCCGCAACGCCGAAGGTGAAATACGTCAGCGCAATCATCGCCACGATGTACAGGGCGTTTCTGCCGACCGCCCCTCGCACCTCAATGACTTGGCCATCCTTTGGATAGACGTTGGCCCAAAGATGCCTCGGCACGACGCGCCCACCGATCGACACCGACCAATCGCCCTGGTCTAGGTCGATCACGTGCCGATGCAGGAAGTCGCACAGGCGCTCGCCCGGCTGCAGGTCCATCGCAATGTGGCGCTGCCCTTCCAGGGTGACCGGGTGCGGCGTCAGCACCAGCTGGCCTTCCCTCGCAGGTGTGGTCATCAGACCCATGTGTAATACCCCTCGATCCGTGCGCCGTAATCCGGCAGCTCGCGCACCCGGTGCAGCCAGCTGCTGCCGAGCGCGCTGGTTGTGTGAAGCACCCAACCCTCGTGGGCCAGGTAGAAGAAGACGCCGACATGTCCGGGCCGGCTTTGGCCCTTGTCGAACATCAGCACCAAGTCGCCGTCCATCGGGGCAACAGTCGGCACCGCGTAGGCGCGGGAGAGCTCGCCCAGCGCCACCTGCCCTGCAGCACCGCGCGGGCGCCGCGCCGGCAGCTGCACCTCTCGACCGAATAGCTCCCGCTGCACCTGCACCACCAGATCGGCGCAGTCGTAGGTGTCGGCGTCGTATGGGATGTTGAGGAACCGCTCAACCTCACTCGCCCGCATCAGAAGATCCCCGGCAGCGTGTGTGGGTTGGCGCGCAGCTTCACTGCCTGTTGGCGCATGAAGAAGTCCACGCCAATCTGCGCGGTGATCAGTGGGCCGGCGGCGCGCACTTGGGTCAGCGGCAGATAGAACCGCCGCGCGATGACGTCAGGCTGCGTGCGATCGGTGATCAGGTAGCGGCACATCACCATCTCATTGGGCTGCACGCGTTCGAGGTCATCGGTGATGCCGCGCCCCACGTTGTCCAACTCAAGCTGTGCGCGTGGCGTCTGGCCGGCCTGGTCAGCTGGTGGCGTGAAACGGAACGGATACCCGACGTAGGTATTCCCGTTGCTCACCCAATCCAGCGTGTCGTTGACGATGCGTAAGACCGCACCGAACGACGGCGCAGTCATCTCCAGCAGTTCAAGCGGCCCGTCCCGATCCGTCACGCGCTGCCGGCGTTCGAGAAAATTGCTCATCGCAAGTACTCCACGACGGCCTGCCGGGTGCCCTGGGTGAACGCGGCATTGGTAGCTTGTAGGCGACCGATGGCACCACCTTTGAAGCACGCCGAGATCTGCTGTCGCGTGCGTGGGTGCACCATCGTGAAATAGCCGACACGCCCGATCTCGTTGAAGTAGAAATCGTCAAATGCAGCCATGGATTCGGCCGTCAGAAACACCATGGTGACCGGCAGCTCCACCACGACGCGCGTGTTGATGATTGCCTGCTTCGCCGGCCCGCGTTCCATCTCGGTGCGCTGCACCGACGGATCCGGCTCTTCGCCAAGATCACCCGCGAGCAATCGCACTCCTGCTGGCAATGTGACCATCAGCGCCGCTCCCTCACGTCAAAGCGGCTCTTTGTCGCGCCGGCCGTACGTCCGCCGCTTGCCGTGTCACCTGCGACGACGTCGATGATGAACTTCCTCAACTCTGTGCCATCAGGCATCGTCGACCTCTGCTCACGTGCCTGCACTTGAGCTCCCCCGTAATTGTTGATTTCGATCTTCGTTTCGGAACTGACAGCGCCACTCGTACCGGACGCCATGGGTGCAGCGGGAACCACCTGTCCGCGGTTACCCGGAATCAGGTAGCTGCGCCCGCCCTGCTGGAACAACTCCGGATCGCCGCCCTCGCCCACTTCGTACAGCGAGCCGGGCAAGACCGGACCGCCATTGGCGCGGCCGCCGCCGTAGCTCATCCAGCCACCACCGGCGAACGAACCGGCATTGCTGCCGAAATTGAGATTGCTGCCAGCACCTGCGGCCGTACCGGTCCATGATCCGCCTGCGCCGCCGCCGGTTAGACCGCCCATGACGGTGCCCAGCAGACCGACCGCCGCCTGCTTCGCGGCATAGCGCGCGAGGTCGGCAATCATCGAATCCACCAGGCTGCTGAAAGAGAACTTGCCGGTTTGCGCAAACTGCACAAACTGGCCCTCCCAAGAACTCAGGCTGTTGGACAGGACCGAGCCTGCCTGCCCGTATGCATTGGCCGCGCTGAACTCGTAGTCCTTCCAGACCTGCATGAAGCCCATACGCCAGTCACCCAACATGGCGAGGCGCTGCTGCTGGTAGTTCCGCTCAATGCCGAGCGAATTGTTGAGGCTCGTGGCCAGCTTGAGCGTGTCATCGTCGTACTGTGCTTTACGGACTGCGAGCGCATCTTCGCTGAGGGTGTTTCTATCGCTGTTGTAGGCCTTGTCGAGCTTCTCCTGCTCCCGCAGATATTCCCTTTGGATGTCCAACTGGCGTTGCAGCACCTGCGTTTCGTCGGTGCCCCTACCCATTCCGAGCAGGTCAATGTCAGCCTGCTGCTGCCGCTGGTCTTCTAACTGCGCCAGCCGCTCAGTGAGCGCGATGCTGGCCTGCATGCCGCGCTGCCGCTGCACTTCGGCCTGAGCTTGCGCATCGGTGGTCTCAAGCTGCGGGATCAGCGCCTGCAGCAACTGCTTGCTGGCCGCGGTCATGGTGTTGGTCTTGTCGGCCAGCAGCTGGCGGGCCTGGATCACCATGCGGTCGCTGGCCGACACCTTGTCGCCACTTCCCGCCAGTTGCTGGTTGGCGGTGATCTGCCGCTGCACGCTGGCGATGAAGCTCTGCGCCGCGTTGTCGTCCGTGTTCGCCTTGCCGATGCCCTCGCGCTGATTGAAATGTTTGTCGACTTGCGCGTTGGATTGCGCGATGAGGCGCTGCATGGAGCCGTCAGAATGTCGCTCGTCGTTCTTGGGCAGGTTGTTGTAGATCTCGATGATTTTGTTCAGGGCCTGCTGCTTGGCCGCTGCGCGATCAAGCCCGGCCAATCGCGCAGTCAGAGCCTCCGACGCTGCTTTTTCAGCGGCCTCGTTCTCGTGAAGCACTTTGCTGTAGTCCTCGACAGCCTTTCGCCCGTCGACCTGCACATCGAATAGCGGAGCTGGTAGGCCGCCCCCAGCCTGTCCCAGAAAGTTCTTTGCCAGCGCATTGGTCAGCGTCGCAGCCGAGGATAGCCAGTCCTTGGGAATCAGAGACGCGAGGTTTCCGGTGTTGCCAGCAACCCTGCTCATTGCGTCCGTAACGCTGAAGTTGGAAGCCTGCTTCTGCTTCTGGATCACGCCCTCGAGCAAGGTGGCATAGGTTTGCACTTCACCCCATGCTCCGGATACCTCGTCCTTGACGTCTCGCCACCACTTCACTAGCCCTGGCATTGCTGCATCGGCTTGATTTGCTACGTTGATAGATCGTTCGTAGTACAGCTGCAGGGCCTCGGCCACCGCCTGTTGCTCGTGGCCCTCCTCACGAAGCGTGTAAATTCGCTGCAGCTGGGCAGTATTGAGGAACCCTTCCTGCCGGTTAAGCTCCACCAGGGCATCCACAGGATCGCGTGCGATGCGCTGGAAGGCTTCGACGGTCTTGCTGGTGGCCTGCCCGGTGGACGCCTCCATGCGTGCGGCCGCTTCGGACACCATCAGGAACTGCTTGCCGGCGAACTGGCCGGACGCAGCAACAGCGGTGAGCGCATCGACGGCGCCGCCGCGTGTCACCCCGGTCAGCTTGTCCAGGTCCGACACCAGCCCGCGGAACTGGCTGCCGCTGATGTCCGCATTGCGGCCGGTGAGGATGAGGTTCTTCTGGAAGTCGAAGAGCTCGTCCTGTCCCTGCTTCAGCGCGACCGCCAGCGCCAATGCGGCAGCGGCCGACACGGTCAGCGGATTGACCATGCCCATCACGTAGGACGTCACCGCCTTTGCTGCAGGGCCGATACCGCCGAGCTGGTCCTTCAGCTGACCACCCTGCTGGATCGCCACCATCCAAATCGGTTGGCCGCTCACGATGCTGGTGACGATGTCCGTCATCTGCGCCGGGATCATCCGCATTGCCGCTGCCGTCTGGCGCGCCGACATGGCGTATTGCTCGTTGGTGTTCCTCGACTTGAGCAGCGCCTGCCTGCTTGCCTCGATCTGCGCCTGGTATTGCTGCATCACCTGCGGCTTGATCAGCCCGAGGTCGCCGGCGCGCTCCAGGCGCTCCTCCATCTCGGCAAGGCGGTTCAGCCCGGCCACGGTTGGGTCGATCTGCGCGAGCAGGCGCTTGAGGTTGAGCTCCTGCACCTCAGCTGCGCGCGCCGCCTCCCTGGCCTGATTGGTGGTGCGCGCCTCGGCCTCCTGCAATGCACGCGCACGCGCCACCATGCGCTCCTGCTCCGTGCCTGCGCGCAACAGCGCCGCCGCCTGATGGTCGATGCCGGCAGCCGAATCGCGCGCCGCCTCAGCCAGTGCGCGATCCGACACATTCGCGGTGCGCTGCGCCTCTGCGTACGCCATGGCCTGCTGCGCAACGCTGCGGTAGCGCGCCTCCTGCCGCTCCAGCTGCTGCTCGAGCTTCTGCGATGCCGTGGTCGTGGCCGTGGCACCGGCCGCAGCTTCCTTGCCTGCGGAACTGTAGGCCTTCAAGCCGGCGGCGGTACCGGTCAGGCGGCTCTCCATCGCCACCAGCGCGCTGACGATTTCCGCCTGCGCGCGGTTGAGCCCCTGCAGTTCGGTGATGACCGTGCCGGTACCGATGCCGATGCGATCCAGCGCGCCGCCCAGGCGGTCGCCCAGCACCACGGCAGAGCGGTCGATCGAGCGCGACATCGATTGGAAGTAACGCTCCAACCGATCCGCCGAGCCGCTGGCCTTGTCGGCGGCAGCCGCGTTCTGATCGAGCGCCTTGGTGCTTTCGACCAGCCCGCTCGAATCGACCTTGAAACCAAGTTCGGCGATATCCATCCATCAGCTCCAGGTGTTGCCAGGGTCCGGCGTGCGCTCACGGGCCGCGGCTTGTTCTTCGCGCACTGCGCGCAGGTAGGCGTCATCCATCGCCATGAGCATTGCCACCTCCTGCGGCAGGACATCGCAGGCGGCCATCTCCTGCCACGCGCGCAGCTCGGCATAGGACAGCGCCTCAGGGCCGCTGCGGCGCCGTCCGGAGAGCAGCCAGAACCATTCCCAGACGTGCGTAGCCTCTTCGGGCATGTCGACGTCTGGCGTCGGCTGCTCGAAGCGCGCATTGCGCGCGCGTCGTGTCTCGCCCTTCGCGTCCGGCATGTCGTACCGGACGGTCAGATACGTGGCTTCAGAGATCCGCGTCTTCAGCGCTGCGAAAAAACTCCGCGCGGTTGCCCAGCTCCACCTCCAGCTGGTCGCCGATCCACGGCAGCTCTTTCAGCACCTTGCGCACGGATTCATCGGTGAGCGGCGGCTTGGCACCGTGGAAGGTCAAGTCGCCCTGCCATTCCCAGGCGCCCACAGACGCCACGAGCATGTCGGTGCGGCCCTGCTCCATCTTTGCGGCAGTCACCTTGCCCTTGCCCTGCAGGCGGTCGTCCAGCGCCTTCCGGCTGGCCTCGCGCACCTTCGGGTGGGTGTCGGGCAGCAGCGTGATGCGCAGGCCCACAGGAACCTCGGTGGCGGGGTGCTTGATGTCGATGGCGCGCTCGGCGGCCACGATGGTGGTCAACTCGGTCATGGGTGATCCTTTGCGATCGATCCGGGAGGTGAAGCAGGAGAAGCCGGCCGGATCAGATCCGGCTTGTCAGGCGGCCGCCCTATCCCCTGCTGTACGGTTACGGGGTGGTGGGCGCCGGCACTTCGACGGGCACCTGGTTCAGGGCCAGCGAGTAGACGTGCAGCACAAAGTCCTCGTTGCGACCGCCAGGCGTGCGGGGACCGGTGACCAGGCCGCGCAGGTATTCGATTTCGCCGGACGGGCGCTCGACCTTCAGCGCATAGGCGCTGGTTACCGTTGGCTGGCCAGCTGCACGCATGGCGATCTGGCCCGGGTCTGCGAGGTCGCGCGCCATCTCGACTTCGGGATCGCCGGCATTCGAGATGCCCTTGCCCTTCAGCGATACCGCCGTGTCCCACGTGTCGTAGGTAACGATATTGGTGGTGAGACCGCGCTCGCCGACGCTGCCGACCTTCTTGACCTGCACGTAGGTCAACGCTTCGAACTGTGTCTTGGTCAGGTCGCTGTTCTGCGGCGTGGCGCAGATGTAGAGCTTGGAACCGCTGTTGGTTTGTGCCTCAGCCATTGCTGATATCTCCTCGCGTTGGGCATAAAAAAACCCGCCACGGGGCGGGGTTGGAAAAAAGTTCGCTGCAGAGCGGACTGTTTGCTTGGACCTACATCCTGAAACCCGATGTATTGTCGTCACTCAATCCGAGGTCTTCTGGCGTCTTAAGAATCGATAGTGCCGACTGCTCAAGAACGTCTCTCTCGTAGTCCCTGGAGTCTTTGAGCATCCTTTCCAGCAGAGCAATATCTGCCCTGCTTTGTGCGTCACCGCGTTCCTGCTCAAACTGCTTATTAAACTCAGCAATCTTGTCCCTGATCTTCTTATTGAGACGTGCAGAGTCGACTGCGATCTTTAGCCAGAAGATGGGGTAATCCCCCCGCCCATTAGCAGACGCCAGAAGTGGAATTTTCTCGTCCCCTTTCCCGAGGAGGTTCCATGAAGAAGTCCCGCTTTACCGACAGCCAGATCATCGCCGTGCTNTATGGCGCTCGGCGGCATCACGCCTGCCATGAAGTTGGCGATGGCCGCTTAGCTCCACTTCTGGCGACCGCTAGAAGTGGGGGGATTACCATGGCATGCCTCACCCCCTCACGGCCTGCCGCAGCTCGCGGTAATTGGGAGCGTTGAGAGTCGATTTCTGTCTGAATGCCGGCGACCATACTTTTCAATCCCGATGAGAGATCGTCTGGCAGGTCACCCAAGACAACGCCATCCAGCTCAGCTTGCAAATCATCGACATCGGGCATCTGTCACCTCGGCGGAAATTGAGCGCCAAGCCTAACACCACACTCAACTGTAAAAGCCGCGCCACATGATGGTCACCGGATGCATATGCCGCTCCGGGTCTTGGATGATGGTTGAGGTCCAGGGCATGCGGTACACGCGCATGCCGGCGAAGTTCGTGCCCTTGGCGAAGGCGGTGATGATCTGATCGGTGATGCGCGTGCCCACCATGATCCCGTTGCCGGGGCGGTAGCACGCTGACAGCTGGCCGAAGCCCTGCAGCAGCGAGGGGCCATCGTCGGCCATGCCGTAGTTCTGCGTTTCGTTGGGGAACCACTGCAGCTCCAGCCACGCCCCATCCGTCGGCGGCGTAAACGCCAGGCCCGGGTAGGAACATGGCAGTCCCTGCGCTGCGGCGAAGGCGCCAACCAAGCCGGCGAAGGCGTCGTAGATCGCGGTGTTGCTCATGGGATGCGTGCCTTCACCCTTGCGGTGACCTCGTTGACGATGAAGTCCCAGTTCTGCGCGGCGGCGCGCATGAAGCCATTGCCCGCCTGTTCGTACTGCCGGCCGAGGCTGTCCTTGCCGCTGAAGCCGTGTTCCATGCGCAGCGCGTAGGCAGCGGTCCAGCCGGCCCACACCGATTCGCCCAGCTGCAGGGCAGCGAAGACCAGCGCCGGGTCGCCGCCCTCCGATGTGGCTGGCCCGTCCTTCGATGCCACTGCAGAGTTGCGCAGGAAGCCGGTATCCACGGGCATGCGCCCGCCCCTGCCCTCCGGTGTGTTCGCCTGATCCATCACCGCCTGCGCTGACTCGCGAAAGATGGCCTCTTGCCGCTGCTTCGCCTTCTCTGCGAACGCGCGTACCTGATCACCGAACTTGCTTGCCACGCAGCACCTCCGCCGCCATGTCGATCCGGAATTGCTTCGTGCAGCGGCAGCCGACGATTTCATCAGCACCGGCGCCGAGGCTGGTGTCACCCGGGTAGTTCATCAGCGCGCCACTCGGCGACTGGAACGGCTCGCCAAACATTCGCCGCTGCCCGCTCATGGCCTTGTGCGTGTGCCGCGTGCGCTTGTCCCCGGTGTCCGACCAGGTGCCGATGACGTTCTCCACTGCCAGGGCGCCGGATTCGATCTGCTGCCGGTAGGCCTCTTCCCGCCCTGCGTTCATGCTCGCGATCGACTCGGTGCGGGCGATCATCTCGCCGCGAAGCTGCAACAGCCGGTCTGCATAGCGCCCTGCGATCTTGTCGATGTCCGCCTGCGACACCGGCTTGCCGGCCGTGATGGCGCGCTTCACGATGCCGTCCAAGCGCTTGTCCCGCCGCTGCCGCCCGAAGTACTTCGCCATTTCCCGTGGGTCGCCGCTGGCCAGCTGCTGTCGCATGTTGGTGATGAACCGCCCCTGCTGGGCGGTGAGCCCCACCATGCCGCCTGCGCGCCTGCCGTTGGCGCCCACACGCCCCACGATGTCGAGCGCGCTCTGCCGCGGGTTGCGGCCGGCCGCCATGCCCACCTGCAGCACCTCTCGGATCAGCGTGCGCTGGTCGTTGACGATGCCGGTGACCAGCTTCGAAGACACATCGCGCAACCACCGCTCTGCAGCTGGGTTGCGCAGGTCGAACTTCGGCCGCAGCGCTGGCGACTGCACGGCCGTCCTTGGGCGGTAGCTGCCCGTGATGATCGGATCCAGCGACAGGCGCATTCTCGGCATCTCAGAGATGCCCTGCTGCCCGCCCGCGCTGTAGGCACTGCGCAGCGCTTCTGCCAGATCGGCGAAGCGCGGCTCGTCCAGCCCCATGACCGTCAGCACGTCATCGACCCGCCCGGCCTGCAGCAGGTCGGTGATGAGCTGCACGCCTACCTGGTTGGTCACCTCACGGATGGCACGCAGAAACGCATCGCGGATCGCCGGCTCCAGCCGCGTCGCCAGCTGGTCAAGTTGGCGGGCGGTTGCAGTGGCCATCAGCGTCTCGCGTGGAATTCGTAGAGCAGCACCTGCCCGCCAGGGGACAGAGGCTGCAGGTCAATAAAGGTAAACAGATCGTTACCCAGCACGATGCGGTCGCTCAGGGTGGGCACCGTATCGATCGCGGTGCTGATCAATCCCAGCCTGTCGCCCTTGAGCACCAGGGTGGCATCGCGGTTGGTAAGGCTGTACTCCAGCTCTACCACCTTGCAGTCGTGCTGCGTGGCTGGGCCCGGCTGTGGGTTGTGCGGTGGACCTGTCGGGGCGCCTGCACGCTGCAGCTGCGCCGTGTAACCGAACTCGGCGATCAGCTCCTCCGCTACCGCCCGCATCTCATCGTAGAACTCGCTCATACGACCATCACCGCTGGGCCTACGTACGGGGTCCGCAACAGCGGGCCGAGGATCTCATCGATTGCTGTCACCACCGGGCGATTCGGTACACCGCCATCGGCGCCCTTCTCGCTATATGCCACCTCGATGGGGCCGACCTTCTTGCGGATCGCCTGGGCACTCGCCACGAAGTCAGGCGACAAGCTCCCCGGCCTGGCCAGCTCCCGGAGAGCCGCTTCATACGTTGCCCGCTCCACCTCGCCCGGGATCTCCTCCGACCCGATCGCGGCGCCTGCGTTGTCCGTTGCGCCGGTGCGGGGCCATTCGTTGGGCTGGCCCCGCCCTGCGGTACGCACGCCAGGGAACAACGACTGCCACCGGCCCGACGCGAGCAGCACCCGGTACCGGCCGTCGATGTAGTCGGTGCCGCGCACCAGCGCTGCAGTGCGTGCCGCCTCGCTGCCTGCGGCCCAGGCGGTATTACCCCGGGCCAGGTGATAGTCGTCTGCTCCTGCCCGCGTGCCGTACATGATCAGCTCCCGGTCTTCGACTTCTCGGCGTCGTCCAGCGCGGCTTGCAGCTTGTCCACGCCCCAGCGCTTGTCGTGCTTGATGCCGCCGGCTTCCAGCTTGGCGATGAGCTCGACTTTCTTCTGATCGGCTGCGGTCTGCGCATCGACCACCGCCTGCGCGGCTGCCGCGGCGTTGGCCTTCAGCGTGTCGAGTGCGGTGCTGATGTTCGCCTCGCGCTCCAGCTCCGGCAGCGAGTTCCAGTCTTCCAGGGACAGTGCCGAGGCCTTGAACGCGTTCTGCACCACGTCGTCGCGGGTGACGGTGTCACCGCCCTCTATGAGCAGGATGGTGTCGGGCAAGTTGAATGTGCCCAGCAGGAACGGCTCGGCATCGTCCTTCGATTCGCTCAGCACGTTGGCGGCGAGCCATGCCTGCACGACGGCGTTCTTCTTGATGGCCGGCCAGTTCGGGACGGTGGCCGGCGAGCCCGGCACGAGGGTGGTCCCGTCCGGCAGGGTCAGGGGCGACATGTGGTTGTTGCTGATTTGCATTTGGTGACTCCGATATGGCCCCGGCGATGACGCCTGGGGCCGTGGTGGATCAGATGCCGTCGACGTAGACGACCTGCTTGGGGAGGCGCACGTCCAGGCCGCCCAGGCGCATCACGCCCGGCACGTCCCAGCGCAACGGGCCGCTCTGGTACACCGGCAGGAAGCGGTGCGGCATCGGCATATGCAGCTTCAGCACGTTGGGGTCGTAGCGGTACGCGATCATGCGCGCCACGCCGCCGGCGCCCGCCGTGTCCAGGCCGCGTAGACCGCGCACCGTCAGCTGCTGGCCGGTGGTTGCGGTGTAGACGTTGTTGGCCAGGAAGTACTGCAGGATGGTCATGTCGCTGTCGTTGCTCATCCGCTTGGTGGAGATGAGCAGGAACTTCTTCCACGGCAGCAGCAAGCGGTCGGCGATCGCGGCGGTGTTGGTGCCCTCGAACACGTTGAGGACCGCCGAGTTCATGTCAGCGACGATCTGATCCGGCGTCGCGGTACCGGCGGCCTGGAGGGTGCCCCACGCGCCGGTGGGTGCTGCGACCGGAGTAACGCCAGCGGCGTTGAACAGGCCGGTGAAACCCTTGCTGCTATCGCCCTGCAGAGCCACACGGTCGATCATCTCTTCCGATGCACGGCGGGCCACTGCTGCGTCCTCGGTGGGTAGGTTGATGCCGAGCAGCTGCGCGCGCCCGACCTCTTCCCAGCCGTAGCCGTAGCCGATACCAGCAGTGTGCACGCCGGTCTGGAACTGCGAGCGGTTGGTGCCGGCCTTCGGGATGTCGTCGGCGTTGCCGTTGATCCAGTCGGCCCTACCGTACTGGTCCTGCGAGTAGTAGGTGACCGACGTTGCGAACTCGCTGCCGGACGTATCGACCGGGATCAGGTCGCGGTACTGGATGTCCGGATAGACGGTCCGGTAAACGCCGGGTTCGATGATCGTGGTCTGCGAGACCACGAAGCCCATGACTACCTGGGCGTCGAAGAGTGGATGTGCACGCATGCGGATAGGCTCCTTAGCCGAGACGGACGACGGCCAGCTGGGCCGCCGCGGTGGTGCTGGTGTCCCAGCGGGCGCCGGTGATGGCGGTGTTGTTGGTGGCGACGTTGGTGAACGCGCCGGCTGCGGTGAGGTACACCGGATCACCAGCAGCGACGGCGACCGATGCGGTCACCCAGATGTCGCCCTTCGTGATGACCCGCGCCGATGCACGCTGCGGGAACAGGTCCAAGCCCGTAGCCGAGCGATCCAGGAGCGTGATGCCGGCGTATTTCAGGTTGGCGCCGCCGAACGCGACGATGCCCTTCTCCGCAGCTCCCTGTGCCACGGCCCGACCAAATGCGAGGCCTGCGACATCCTCGACGTTGCGGGAGATGATCGTCGCCGGCAGCATCGTGGCCTGCATGCCGAGGGTGGCTGCAGGCTGGACGTCCGGATAGTTGGTTTGCAGTGCCATGGCTTAGGCCCCCTGGTTCTTGGTGCGGTAATCGAGGCCGGCGACGGACGCGGCGTAGCCGTTGTCCTGCACGACGGTGCGGTGTGCGGCGCCATCGCTCAGTGCGCGCGCGACCGGGTCAAACGGCTTGACGCTGTCGGCGAGGATGTCGAAGCGCGCCTCGATGTAGGCGTCGCCCTTGCCGGCGATGGCGGCATCGCCGAGCTTGCCGATGACGGCAGCCTTGCGGACGTCGGCGTCGCTCTTGCCGCGATAGTCGGCGTCGTGGATCGCCTTCGCCGTGGCCAGCAGATCGCCGCGCGCCTGCACGCGCTCATCCAATGCAGCATCGGTCAGCACCTTGGTGCGCAGGTCGTCGATGGTGGCGTCGCGCTTGGCGATCTCGCCATCCTTCAGCGCCAGGGCTGCGGTGTGGTCGGTCGCTTGGCGCGCGGCAATTGCGCTGGAGTCGTTGAGCTCTCGCTGCAGCTTGTCGATGGCGATGGCGCTTGCGTCGGTGCACTCGACCGGCAGCCCATCGACCATGACGGTCCTGGTCTTGGTGTCGCTCATGGTGTGGTTCCTCGTTGGGTTGACGGCGCTGTGATCCGAATCACCGGGGGCACGCCCATCCCCGATGCGAAATTGAGAGCCCGCCCGCCCTCGGCGGACCAGGGCCAGATGGTTGTTGCGGATGTTTCGCTGCACGGCGTCGTAGTGCTCGCCTTCCGGCGTCATCCCGGCTGTCCAGTCGATCTCGGCCGAATAGCCCTGCGACAACTCACGCTTGCCGGCCTCGTAGTCGGTGATGGCCTGTTGATCCATCAGGACCAAGGGCACGCGCACGCGCGTCTGGTCGTGGGCAACTTCGTCGCCGGTCTGACCGACCGCATACTTTTTCCAGTTGTCGGCGTTGACCTGTTCCGGCGGGTGGTCATTCGTCATCGGTCGATGCGCATAGCTGCGCAGCGTTTCGTCGGAGAACACTTCCTCCGGCGGTCGGTACAGTCGCACCAGCTCCAAGTCAGGCCGCCCGAGCTCGCTGCCCAGGTAGTCTTGGATGCCCGTGCGCGCGACAAATGCCTCGGCCACGAGGTAGCCGTCTGCGGTGCGGCGAGGCGCCGACACCGAGACGCGGTCTGTCAGGAACATGCGTGGCTCCAAATAAAATGGTCGCCTCGCGGGCGGCCGTTGTGATTCGACGGCTGTTACAGCGCGGCCATCTGCGCGCGAATGTCGGTTGCCATTAGGCCGTAGGTAGCCGTTGTCGGATGCGTTCCGTCCGTCGTGGCGTAGCTTGCAGTCCCGTTGACCAACCACTTCAGCTCATCGGTGCCCCGAACCGATGCCCAGTGCTGGACTGCATCAACACCGGAACCTACCTGAGATGTCAGCCAGGCATTGAGCTGTGCGGGGATGCCGTTTCCGTCCCAACCGCTCGTGCCGCCCGAGTAAGTCTGATTTGCCTCTGTAGCCCAGCTGTCCGTCGATGTTGTCCGCGGCAGCAAATGACCTGCCAAGATTTTCTGCACGCCGTTGTTGCGCAGGAGCGAATAGACCGCGCCGAGCCGCGACTGCATCACCGCAAGCGTCGTGCCGGTGCCGTTGTTGCCGAGATCGTTGGTGCCATACATCACCGTCGCATGCGTGGCGTACTTGGCCAGCGTTGCAAAGCGCGCATCGGCCACTGGCAGCGTGCTGGCGCTGCCGTGCACCGCCATGCTCATGTACGCGACCTGGCTCGTATCTGCATCTGCCGCATCGCGAGTTGCACGTGACATCCAGCCGAGGCCAGTCACACGGTTGGTACTGCCTGCATCTCCAGTGCCCTGCGAAATGGAATCACCAAGGGTGATCCACACCTTCGCTGCGCTCGCGTGCCGACCGATCAGCTTCGGCACATAGCCATTGCTGCGGCTGGCAACGGGGGTACCGGTCGCGCTCCACTGGCCAGCGGCATAGACGTCGCTGCTGGTGGTCACTGTCGGGTCGAACCAGGCCACACGGGCTCCCGACTGTGAGAGCGCACGCGCTGAGCTGTTGCACAGGAACGAGGCCGATGCCGAGTCGAACATCACCAGCAGCTTCACGTACGCGATCGAGCCCCGCGCGAAGACCTGCAAGCCGAAATCGGCAGGCACCAGCGCATCGCTAGTCACGTCGTTGGCGCCGTCGGCCAGCGTCACGCCCTGCTGTCCACCGAAGGTGATCGGCCGGGCCACGCCGCCTATCTCCAGCGATGCGCCCTGGATCGGCAGCGTGTTGCCGGCGTTGATCATCTGGTTGGTGCTGTACGCCAACCGCCAGTTGTCCAGCAGGATCCTTAATTCGGTCAGATCGCCGGAGCCCAAAACGTATGGCCACCGGATCTGCACGCCGCGCTTGTTCTGCGTCTCTCCCCCGTTGTGCACCACGTTGCCTGACGATGCATAACGCAGCGCCTGCGACACTGGCGGGGCGTCGTTGTCGGTGATCGTGCCGGTTGCGCTGGTGGTGGAACCAAGCGTGTACCCGGCACCTGCCACCAGTGACACCACAACCGTCTCGCTGCTCTCCACTGCCGAATCGTCGATCGTGGTAACCGTGATCGGCGCACTGACCTGCCCGGCTGGGATCGTGACGGTGTTGGGAGCGGTGTAGTCGCTGCCGCGCGTGGCCGAGCCGGCATAGCTCAGCCCGACCACCAAATCTGCAGCCGGCGCAGGTGAGGCGTTCGCGACGAACGCCAGAGTTCCGCCTTCCGTCACCGTTGGCGAGCCACTGATGGTGACCGAGGGCTGTGCCGGCACAGGCGGGCTCGAGTCGTCCGCCTTGACGAACTCCACCACTACCAACGAACCAGCAGCGCCAGCCGTTGCGTAGGTGGCGCCGGGCAGAGTCACGCCTGCGAAGATCGCCGGCGCGCCGACGACGGCTGTTGCCGGGGCAACGACCCACACTGCACCGGAGAGTGCGACACGCGCCTCGTCGTATTGCTGATAGCCGTTCAGACCCGTCGCGGACCTATCCAGCACCGTGAAGCCGACGAACTTTGCATCTGCCCCGGTGGCGGTGATCCCCTTCCGCCTTACACCCTCGTAAACCGGAACACCGAACGCAATGCCGCCCGCATCCTCCACATTGCGGTAGGTGAGCGCGGCACGCCGCATATCCACAAGCGCGCCGGGCAGACCCGGCTCCATCGTCGTCGGGTACTGACTCTGCAACGCCATCGGCGCGCTCTCCTTTTTTTCAGTTGTAGGTGCTGCGAGCTATGCGTCGTCCAGCTCTTCGAAGATCTCCGGACCCAGCACAATGCGGCCGCGGTATGGCTCGACCTTCGACAGATCGATGGGCGCCTTGGTCAGGCTGATGTGCGGGGTGTAGTCCGGGAAGTCGTGCGAAGCACCTGCGCGGACGATTTCCTCATGGCGCCATGCAAGTTGCGTGGACGCGAACAAGATCACAGCCGACATACCGCCCAACGGCTCGATGGCACGCGGGCCACCGCGCGGAATGATCAGCTCACCGCTGCTATCGGCGCTCCACTCGCTCGCATTGCCCGCCTTGATCCAGTCGAAGGCCTGACGCGAGTAAGCCACCGTGACATGCAGGTCGTCGGCGATGTCGGTGATGCCCTGCTCCCGTGCCCATGCCTCAATCTCTGCAGCATTGAGCACATCGCGGCGCACATACAGCGAACGCGGCTCGGCGTCATTCAGCGCGTTGCCCTCGTTCTTAGCGGTGGCAGCAAGCTGCGCCGCCGCCCGCTCCTCTTCGGCCTGATCCTCCTGCCAGTCCGGGTTCGCCTTGGTGAAGTCGTCCATCGCCGATTCCAGACCAGGCGCTACGCCTGCCTCCGTCAGCATGTTCACCGCCACCTCGGCCAGCACCTCGTCGGGAATCAGCTTCGTGTCGGCGATGGTCTTGATGGTGTCGGCCGTGGTCTTTCCGTTGGTGGCGCGCTCTGTGTCGCTGGTCTGCCACAGGCTGCGCCAGCTGTAGAACACGTCCTTCGGCCGGCTGCCGAGGGCCGAGTAGATTAGGCACTCATCCAGCACCGACATGGCCGGCGTGTAGATCAACTCCTGACCTGACTTGATGCGGTCGTAGTAGTTCCGGATGTCGTTGTCGCCAGTGCTGTTCAAACCACCGGGCGACTGGCCCAGCAGACGCGTGAGCGGGATATCCGCCGCGCCCGACACCTGCTGAAGGAAGGCCAGCATCACATCGACCAATCCACTGAAGGACGCCGACTTCTGCGTGTAGGTCTCCTCCCCATCCAGCACCAGCATGCCGTTGATGCCCTTGGCCATCGCCGCGAGCTGCAGGCGCTGGAGTAGCTGCGCCTCATACACAGGGTCGTCCGCCAGCTGCGTCATGAGGTTTGGGATGTTCAGCACATCGACCTTCGCCTCGAATACCAGGCTGGCGATGTTGGCGCTCGTGCCGTCCGCCTGCTTCACCGCGTCGCTGGTCGCCATCAGCACCGAGTCACCCCAGCCGTCGCCGTTGTCGAGGTCCGGATCCGGCCGATGGGCACCGTGCAGGATGACCAGCCGCGAGGGATGAATCTCGACTTGGCCGGCTCGGGCTGAGGTGAGCGTGTAGAACGCCGGCCGCCCGAACGTGGGTGACTCGGCGTCGCGATCCAGCTCGCCTGCGGTCAGGATGCGCTTGGTCAGCACGTTGAGGTGCTTGACGCCCTCCTTCCTCACTCGCGTCGGGTCTAGCGGCTTGCTGGCATCCGAGTCGCCGGTACCGATGTAGATCGCAGCGCCACCGAAAAGCCGCGCCTTGGTGTGCGCCTCCAGCAGCTTCACCTGCAGGCCAAGGCGTTTCTCCTCCGCCTCAAGGGCGCTGATCTGGGTCTGATCGGCATTCCACGTCCTCCAGTTCCGGCAGCCGTCGAGCGCAGGGATGTCGATGATCTTTCGAGCGAGCCACGTGCCGCGGTAGGCGTTGCTGGCATCAATATCGCTCAGCGCCGCGAGCGCGTAGTGGCTGTGCAGCGCCTTGTCACGCGAGGTGCCCAGGTTGGCCACGAGATTGACCAGCCCGTCTTTCAGTTGTGCGAGCTTGCCCATCAGAGTGCGTTTCCAAGGTTGTAGGTGCTGCCTGTGACCAGCTCAGCGAATGCGCCAGAGAGCGCGTCGACCTGGTCGTCGTGTTTGGCGTTGGGGAATTCGGCGATCTCGTCGAGGAAGGCGGCCACCCAGGGGCCATTCACCAGCTTGATGTTCCCGGCCTCGGCCTGTGCCTCCACCGGTGTTGCGCGGACCTCCTTCGATCCGGACTCGATCGCAGCCTTGATGTCCCAGCCGGCGAGCAGCTTGATCTGGTGCGCGGCGTTGGACTTGCCGGCGGCGCCAGGATCCTGCGGAATGCGCACCTTGATCGTTCTGCCGTCCTGCCGCGCGGTGTTCGTCAGCATCCGCTCCACGCCAGCGGGCGACACCTGGTCGCGCACCACGTCGAGCACGTAGTAGATGCCGCCGACCTCACCCAGCAGCAGGCCGACCGTATAGTCAGGGTCGCTGCTGGTCTTCTCCTTCGGATCGGTCGCCGCGAAGTCCCAGCGCCGAACCTTGCGCGCCGACGAGATAGCCGGCGCGGCTTCCACGACTTCGAACCATTCCCGCTTGAACGTGCCGCCGTCGCGCGGCGTCGGCCGCTGCTGGTACTGACCTGCGTATGCGTAGCTGCCTTTCGCGCGCTTCAGTCGATCGACCTCGGCGCGCGGGAAGCGCTCCGGGAAAAGCAGCTCGCCGTCCTGGGTGCGCGGATCCTCGAAAAACAGCTCACCGTCGACGTAGGTACGACACGGACCGCCGGTCTTCTTGCCGTCCTTGTCTGTCCTCTCCTCTTCGAACTCCATCGGGAGGTTGAGGTGGACGAACCCGAGGTCCAGCTCCATCGCCACCGCTGCAATGTCCCGCTGGTGCAGGCGCTGCATGATGATGACCATGGCCGACGACGTGATGTCGTTGAGCCGGTCGGTGATGCCTTCGCGGAAGATGCGCACCGCAGTCTTGCGCTCGGCGTCGCTTTCGGCAGTTTCGGTCGAGTGCGGATCGTCGACCTTGACCCGGTCGCCACGGCCGCCGGTCATTGAGCTGAAGGGGCGAGCCTCGCTGAAGCCATTGCCGGTGTTCTCGAACTTGCCCTTGGCGTTCTGGTCGCCGCGCAGCTTCATCGGCCAGGCGGCCTGATACTGAGCGCTGTCGATGAGGCGGCGCAGCTTGAGGTTGTCGCGCAGAACGTTCGGCTGGCTGTAGGAGGTGGCCAGCGTCTGCAGATCAGGCCGACCGCATGGCCCCCATTCCCACGCGGTCCAGAACACCAGCACCAGCGACTTCATCATGCCTGGCGGCACGGTGATCAGAAGGAACTGGATCCTGCCCTCGGTGACCGCCTCCAGGTGCTGGCACATCGCGCGCAGCGCCCAGCCGATCTTCAGCGGACGCGTCGGCTCAAGCACGCGCCAGTGCTCGCGGATGAACCCTTCCAGGGACTGCGAGCGCGCCCTGATCCCTTCGACATCCTCGGCAATGCGCTGGCGTTCTCGCTCAGCTGCCCGCCTCGCCTTCTCCGCTCGGATCTCCGCCAGCGTCGGCAAGCGGACCGAGGATCTGCTCAAGGCGGTCGAGGTCATGGTCGGTGATTTTGCTCAAGTCGTATGTGCCGATTGCTCCGGTGTGATGCCGTTTCTCGACCAGCAGGCCGGCGAGCTTGCCCTTGCCCATGGTCGCGGTGACTGCAGCGCTGGGCTGCTTCTCCTTAAGCGCCATGCGGCGCGCCTGCTCGAGCTCAGCCAGCAAGCTATCGACGGTTACTTCCGCCTTCGCGGCTACGCGCTTCTGACCCGCGCGCACAGCTGCGGCGATGGCCGGAACGGTGAGGAGGCGCGAGCCCTGCTGCTTGGCCGTCTTCTCGCTGTAGCCAGTGCGGATAGCTGCCTGCGCCGCGTTCTGGTCTTTCAGGTACTCAGCGACGAATCGCTGCTGCTTTGGTGTGAGCGCACCGCGGCGCCCGGGCTTGTTCTTGGCCATGGGACACGGGTGGTGAGGTTGCCTGAGGGTGATGCGGAAATTCAGCCGGTGGAGAGCGGAGAAAGCCTGGGGCTCAATGACGCCAACGGAGCCTCCGTTGAACGTGCAACGAGACGGCCCAGAGTGAGTTTTCATCCCATGAAAAGGCAGCGCCATGGATTCATCAGACACCTACGCAGAGCTCTTCATCACTATTGCCAGGCTCATTCCCTGGATTGTCGATCGCTGGCTCCCGAAGAATCGGGGACCACGCGGTCGGCCACGATCACGGCTTGGCAGGCGCGGAGCTGGTCGTCGGCGTCACGGCCGACTCGAACAACAGCGCCCGCAAACTCGTCTCGGCGCTCGGCGGCCGCATCACGTTCGGCGGCGCCGGCGGAAGCCTCGGTGAGGCGCTGAGTTTCACAGCTGGCCCACCCGTCCCGCAGCTTGAGAGCACCACTGCGCAGGTCAGCCACAACAGCATCAGGGACGGCCTGGGCCGCCTGCCGGTCTTCTTCATGCTTGGCTCCAATGTCGGCCAGTGCCTCAGCCCGTTGGTGTTCGGTGGATCGGGCGGCCTGCTCCCCGGCCAGGGCGCCGAGGGCGGCCCTTGCCTCCTGCTTGCTGGTGGCCCCCTCGGCACGATCACCGCGCCAGGCCCAGCCGGCACCGAACATGGCACCCGACCACGCAAGGGCGGCGATGAGGGCGATCGCTATGCGGTTCATCGCTCAACCAGCCAGCTTGTCGCGCAGCCGGAAGCCCAGCAGCGGCCAGATTTTTGCGACTGCATTCTGGCGCGCGATCTTGCGCCCGATGTCGGCGTCGAAGTTCTCCGGGCTGGCGCAGGCCGACTCACCGGTGACGGTGAAGCCGTTGCGCAGTACCAGCACGCAGAAGGTCAGGAGGCGAAGTTTCTCGGTTGCGTGAGCGCCGTTCTCGGCGGTGTTGGGATGCATCTTGGCGATTACGCCACCATTCAACTTGTGCGTGCCCATCACGCCGTCGTGCGCGGTGAAGCAATGCTCGCTGGCGATTTCCGCCTCGATGTCCGCCGGCGTCACGCGTGGCGCGGTCAGGCCCTTGTCCTGGATTTCCTGTTCGATGCTGTTGTCGTCCATCTCAAATCCTCGTGTTGGTGTAGGTGATCCAGATCCAGGCCAGCGCGGCCAGCAGCACGCCGCAAAGCGCGGTGATCATCCAGCCCGGCGGGTCGTTCGGCGGCGGCAGGCCACGGTCCCAGTTGTCTGCCATGTCAGCTCCCCGGACCACGCCGGGCCATCCCGAAGAAGTAGCCGATCACCATGCCGGTGGCGTTGTTCAGGCCGCCGACCAACATGCCGAAGGAGTCCTTGTTCTCCTGCGGGATGGCGACTGCGACAAGCGCGGCCATGGCCATGCCGACCAGGAACAGGACGAAGACCGCGATGCCGACGCGCGCCGCGCCGATGTTTCGGGTTGCCCAGCTCATGCGCCCCCCGCCGATGCCCCCATGACCAGCCGCATCACCAGCCGGCTGACGGCGCGTTTGTCCCGCTCCGTCGCCGCCGTGAAGGTCTCCCATCGGAACTCCTGGATCACGGCCCCGAATTCCACCCAGTCGCCCTTGCGGGCCGCCGCCCACAACTCGCTGCTACCGCGCACTGCCTCGGCGCCGATGATGTCGGCGATGGCGATGATGTAGGGCAGCGAGGGGCGCATCTCCGGATGGACGCTCAGCAGCTCGAACACCCTACCGCGCAGGAGGTGCTGCGCCTGCATCAGATCTTCGGTCAGCTCCATGGTGGCGACCTGCTCGCTTTGGTCGCGAAACTCGATCGCCCGGCCGTAGCCGAGGCGCATCACGTTGCGGCCATCGCGGCGCGGGCGCTGCGTCAGCCCCCACACCTCTTTCAACAGCACTACCGCCTCGTCCAGCGATTCGCGCTCGGCCTGCAGCAGGCCTGCGTCGTCCAGATCGGGCACGGTCATGCGCTCCCAACCTTGCCGCCGGCCTTCTTGTACGCGGCGATGAGCTTCTCGATCTTGTGCTCGGGCTGGCCGTAGCCGGCGCCCGGCAGGCTGGCCCACAGGTTGCGCACCTTCGCCACCGCTTCCACGAAGCGACCGGCCTGGATGTCGGCGATCGCTCGCCGCTCCTTGATCAGTTGCAGCGCCCAGCGGTCCTGCGAGAGCGGGCCGAAGTCCGGCAGCTTCAGCAGGTCGCGGTAGTGCGCGTAATCCTTGAGCATGAACTGGTAGCGGCCAGACGCGTTGCTGGTCAGCCCCTTCGAATTGATCGCCTTCGACTTGCGGCCGCCGGCGAACGGGTGCCGGCTGTAGTCGGCAAAGACCTCCGGCCTGCGATCGGCGCCGGTGACGATGACGTCATACCCGTCGTTTTTCGTGGCCGAGCTGGTGGACGTGCCCTCGGAATGCGCCAGCATGTCCAGGAAAGCCACGACGTTGCGGCCACCGGCTTGTTCGGGCGTGATGACCGCCATTGCTGCCTCCAAACAAAAGGCCCCGCCGGCTGGCAGGGCTGGAGCCGCGCGTCCGCGGCGGAAATTGGTGCCGGTTACGGTTCCGGCGCTGCATGTGCAGCCGTCTTCCGGGCGTCTCTCGACGGTGCCGGCGGGCCGCGACCGGGAACTCCCAGTCCGCTACGGCTCGAAATGGTGGGGCGACGTGGAGTCGAACCACGCGAGTCTCAGACGCCGGATTTACAGTCCGGCCCAGCGCCCATCTGGCAACTCGCCCCAGTTGTAGGTGCCCGTCCCGCGCTCCAGCGGGTCGCATTGCTTGATCTGGCGAGGGGTACGGGCGAAGAGGCGCGGGCCACCGGCAGGTTCCGGTGCTTGCCCCCGATCAGCCCCCGTTTGGCTGATCCGGACCCGCAGAAACGCAAAAACCCGGCGCTTGGCCGGGTTTCAGGGGGAACTTTTGACAGTTGCAGAATTAGGTCATTTGAGTGTGCAACTTGTCAAGCGTCCCGTCGATCGTACTCTGCAAACCACCAGGCCAACTCGTCGACGAGTGTTGAAAACCGATGCCGCTGATCTACGTCCATGGTTCCCGCCAGGACGGAATGCAATCCCTCTCGATTGGGGTCTTCAAGTCCATCGGTCACCATCATGCCCTGGAGCTCGCGCAACTGCCGCGCCGCGTCCTCGTTGAAGTCGTCGGGCATCTGATAATTAGTTAGACCCAGCGTGACATTAAACATCGCCTCTGCAATCGACGCCTCCTCGCCCCGCGGGTGCGGCAGCATCAGATTGCTGCGTGCGACGTTGAATTTCTCAGTTTGATAGGACATCCCGTACTCATGGTTACGCGGCCATCCTGCCGCCCATGAAGTCTATCCCGCGTTGCAGCTCCCGTCGGTATTGCCATATCGAAACCGTGCCGCCGTACTGTTCCGCCACCATCCGGGCCTTTACCCCTTGGCTCGCCGCCACGGTGAACTCGGTGCGCATCACCAGCACACGCAGCGGGAACTGCCTGCTCATTGATGCTAGCGCCCGATCGATCCAGCGCAGGTCGTCGGGGATGCCGATGTCGACAGCGACCTCCGGGTTGTCGTGCGGCCGGTCGGCGTCGTTTCGCGCGCGCACCGGATCGACGGCCCATGCTGGTATTTCGCCCAACGCGGTCAGCCCAGCCCGCTCGGCCATGAAGCGCCGCCGCTGGCGACCATCGCGCTCTACCAACTCGCAGAAGGCCCGTTCCACCGTCTTCGGCGCGTAGTCCCTGGCGTTTTCCAGCACGTGCCGGCTGCGGTCGGCACGGCTGAGGGTGTAGCGGTTTGCGTGGGCATATCCCCACCGGCGCAGCTCATCAAGCAGCGGATCTTCATTACGCCGCATGGCGAAATTCCTCCAACGTTTCATCATCCAGCCGGAACTGCGGCAGCCTGCCGTCGTCCTGGCACATCCCCATCTGCCGGCTCTCGTTGCCCTTGCAGTGCACGATCCCCAGCGTCCGATCGCGGCAGCTGCAGAAGGCGCATAGCCCGCGCTTGCGCACCGCGGCGGCATAGCGCTTGCGCAGGAGCTTTTCGTAATACGCCTCAGGCCGGCTCAGGTTCGTCGGGTTGAGCGTCATGCAGCGAGGGCTCCCAGCTGGTTCTTCTGCTCGTGCCACAGAGCCAGCAGCAAGGCCTCGGCGCGGCCGTCGTCCTTCTTGCGCTGCAGCTGCGACGCTGCCGACGGGAACCGGCGGATCGCCAGCTGCCGCGATGCGTCCTTGTCCTGACCGATCAGCCCGAAATGGCGCTTCCAGCTCTGCGGCTCGGCCAGGCTGAAGGGAATGCCCATCACCTCAAGCACCGCCTTGGCCTTGGCGTAGCTCTCGCCGAAGTTCATCGACGACTGCGCGCCCGCCTGCCGGCCGTCCTTCGGCGGCATAGCCCGCACCCGCTCAACACATCCGGCGAATACCGCGCCTGGGTGCTGGCTGCGGATTTCGCGGATGAAGACCGCGATCGCACGCGCATCGACCTCCTGCTTCTTGCCCACCGTCATTGTGGGCATGTCCAGGATCGGGCCAGCATCGCCATCGATCAGGGCGGCCACGGCGCCGGACATGCCGGGGTCAATTCCGAACACCACGCGCAAGGTCATGCCGCCACCTGCAGCTGAAGCTGCGCGCGCCGGTCCAGCAGGTCGTCGCGCAACTCTGCGTGAGTGATCCGATGGTTGTAGGTGCCGAGCAAGGTGCGCACCGGAAAGGCGTTCCGCACGCAGTCGGCGCGCCTGGTTTCCACATTGCCATCCAAGCCCACATGCACCCTATGGTTCACCTTCACGGCCATCAGCTTCTTCATGACGGCACGGGTCACTTCGTTGATCTCGTCGGTGAGCAAGTTCATGCAGCCTGCCTCCTGCTCTCTTCTTCGGCATCCCAGCCTTCGCGCCATGCGTCCCGCAGCAGCTGCCCTTCCTGGCCCATGCCGTACATCGGCGACTGCTCGCGCTTCTTGCCGGCTTGGCGCGCGCGGCGGCCGGTGTCCTTCGCCTGTTCGTACTGGTGGTGATTCATGCCGCCCTCGTGATGTTGAGTAGTTGGTCCTGGTAGTCCTGCCAGGCCTCAGTGCCGCGGCCGCCCAGGACATCAAGCGTCCAGATGCGGAACTCGCGGGCGTGGTGCTTGAAACTGGGTCCGAAGACCTCGCGCATACGGTCGCGGGTCTTGCCGGGCATCTGGTCGCCGTCGTGGTGCCAAGCCCCGAGCGCGACGACCGCGTGCTGGCCGATCTGCTTCTGGCCGTGCAGGTCGCCGAGGTTGCGGTGGTGGATCTCCGTGTGGCCGCACTGAATGGCGCGCTGCAGGCCGGCGGCGATGCGCCAACGGCAGACGACGCAGCCGAGCGTGCGCGCCGCGTCCTGGTAGGCCTGCTCGGCCCGCGTGGCGGGCTTGATCGCGCGGCGCATCAGCTTTCCGCCCTTTTGCTTGCCTGCGCCTGGCCCGAACGGCACGATGCAGCTCCAAGCTCGAACGGACCGCTATGGCCGACCCAACCTACTGCCCTTGGATCATCGGTGCCCCGTGCCTTAAGCCGGAGGTTTGGGCGGCCTGGGCTCAAGCGGGGCTTAGCGCCATTGCCATTATCGCGGCCGGTCGATTCGCAACCGCTCAGCACACACGCGCTGTCGCTACGCGCGTGCGGTCCGTATGTGAAGTCATCGCGTTTGCGGCGTATGTCGCCGAGCAATTCGAATCGATATCCGCGAATTCTTTGGCCACCAGCGCTGCAAAAGAATGGGACCTTGCGGAACTCAAATCGGTCGGGCCACGTTTGGCAGCTATACCACTGCATGAGCTGCCTGACGCCGACCTCATTGGCCCCCTGTTGCAGGCAATAGAAGCCATGGAGGCACTTGATCTGTACGTCACTCGAGCCGTGAATGAAGCGATGAATCGGCAGCGAATGACTATTGAACTGATGATGACAATACGCACTAAAGCGGGAGTTGTTAAGTTCGCGAGCGAGCGTGCTGAGCTCATCAACGCACGTCATTGCCGCCCACCCATCTTGCATAGGCTTTCCGGCTGGATGAAGCGGCACCGACGCTGACTTACTCATGCAGCCCTCTGGGCCGATCTTGGCTGCATGCCCTGGCCGTTGACCATCAGCCAGAACTCGGCCAGCACGTCGTTGATCAGCACGTGCGCATACGCAGTGCCGATGTGGCGGGTGATGCCTTCAAACAGCCGCCGGAACTCGTCCTCATCCATCGAATCGAACGCCAACGAACGCGCGACGGTGACGGGGATCGTGTCGATCTTGGGCAGGACTTCGCGCAGCAGCTTCGCGGCGCCAGGTCCGAAGGCTGCATCTGACGCGGCAAGCACAGCAGCGACCACCGGGGTAGCGTCCATATCGATCACTTCGCAACAGACGTTCGCCTCGCGCTGCAGCTGCTTGATCGCTTCGTGGCTGTCCAGGCTCTCCCAGCCTTCGACGTTCTCGACCATCAGCTGACCGATCTTGTGCAGCAGACGGTGGCGCCAGGCGTCGCGCGGCGCCTTGATGTCCAGCCGCACCTCCTGGCCGCGCCGGTAGCCGCGCTGCTTCATCAGCTCGCGGTCGACCGGATGCTCGGCCAGCATGGCCAGCCGCTCCTCGCCGGTGTCCATCACCACCACGCGCTCGATCAGCGCATAGATGGGCCGCGATGCGCGCTTGGCGCGGATCTTCTTTGCTGCAGCAGTCATGGTCATGCGTCGACGTCCTGCCGCGGCGTGCGCGGCTTGAGGTTGCGGAAGCCGCGCGAGCGCGGGACTGGCTTGCCGCCATCACCTTCGATCGGTGCCGGCTGCCAGTACTCAGGCAGGTTTTCGCAGCGGTACTGCGCGCCGTTGAACAGAAGCCTGCAGGAGCCACCTGCTCCGTTTCGATTCAATGCCACGATCACCTCAACGGTTCCGGCGAACCTTGAGTTCGGATCGTTCACTTCCTCGCGATAAACGAAGATCACCGACTCGGCATCCGCTTCGATGGACCCTGAGTCGCGAAGGTGCGATGGCTTTGGCCGACCTTCCTTCTCGGTCTCACGACTGAGCTGCGACAGACAGATAACCGGAATGCCCAGTTCCTGCGAAAGGTTTACCAATGCGCGCGTTACGCGTCCTACCGCAACCGAATAGTTCTCACCTTTCCCAACAACGATGTCGACGAGCTGCAGGTAATCCAGCACCACCAGCCCGAGCGGCGTCATCGCGTGCTGCCGGCGGATCTGAGCGCAGATGTGCTCAATGCGGCAGGACCCAGGCTTGGTGATGAAGATCGACGCGCCGCGCATCCTCGCGACGGTCTTGGACACGGCGGTCCAATCCGCCTCATCCAGCGTGCCACGACGCATGCGCTGAGAATTCACGTGTCCAACCGAAGCGATCATTCGCTTCGCGTACTGCTTTTCTGTCATCTCAAGGATGACGATATGCACAGGCTTTTTCTTCACCAGCGCGACGTATTCCGCGATGTTCTGAGCGAGCGTTGACTTGCCGTGCTTGGGCCGTCCTCCCAGGAAGTGCACACCGGGAACGAAGCCACCGAGGATGTCGTCGAAGTCGGGGAAGCCTGATTCCAGGCCGTCCATCCCCTCGCCCTTGCCGTGTCGATCGGCGAGTTCGGCGAACGCTGCCTCCATGGCGTACGAGATCGGAGATGACTCCGAAGGCTGAGCGGTCAACAGCGCTCCAACCCGCGTCTGCGCATTGCCGATCAGCTCGACGCTGCTCTGCCCTTCCGGGTTGTAGCCCGCGTTGGTGATCTCGGTACCGACCTCAATCAGCCGGCGCAGCCGCGCCTTGTCCGCCACAATCTCCGCATAGGCGCGGATGTTGGCTGCCGACGGCGTGGTAGTCGACAGCTCGATCAGGTACGCGCCGTCTGCCACCTGCTCGAGCAGACCCTGCGCATCGAACCAGTCGCCCATGGTGACCACGTCGAACGGGCGGCGCGGTGTGGCCGTGGCCATCTCGCGGATCGATCGGAAAATCAGCATGTGGTCGCGGCGGTAGAAGTCGCCTTCCACCAGGAGGTCGGCGATATCGTCCCAGGCGCGGTTGAGCAGCATCAGGCCGCCCAGCACCGCCTGCTCGGCCTCCACACTGTGCGGCGGCATGCGCAGCTGGTGGTGGTCATTGCGGTCGGCGCGGTCTGCGCCGTATTCGGCGTCCATGCGCTCGATGTCGTCGTGCAGACTCATGCGGCGTGCTCCGTCATCGCCCGATCGAACAGCTTCGCGATGACGTTCTCGCGCAGCAGGTACTCGAAGTCGGGCTTCCAGTTTTCGTGGCCGGCACCCCCAGGCTTGCGGCCAGAGTGGAACTCGTCATCGGCAGCGGTCTCGAACAGCGCCGCCCAGAATTCAGCGGTGACGCGCTCGTTGCCGTAGAGCTGCCGGCAGATCGCCCGGACGGTGGGCAGGGCCTTTTCGACGGCCTTGAGCCGCGGCTTGTTCAGCACGGTGCATGCGGTCAGCTCGCCGTTTGGCTTGGCCAGCAGGCGGTTGTAGGCAGCCTGCGCTTCCTCGGCGATCTGCTGGATCCGCTGCGCCTTCCGGAATTTCAGGTCGGCAGGCGGCGATGGCTCGCTGGTCAGCGTCAGCGACGCGGACGACTCCGAGCGAAGCGAGGATGTTGTTTCTTGTTCCTGCTCCTGTTCCTGCTCCTGTTCCTGCTCTTGGCTTGGGAGGGCCTTCGAAGGGGCTTCTTCACCCCTTGCACTCCGGATGTGGAAATCGCGGTGATACCGCCACCAGAAGTCATGCAGGAACGGGTTGTCCGGGAGCGCGTCGTACTCACGCTGGATGCCGGCGCAGCGATTGTCGGAAGCCTTGAGATTGCTCCCGATCTGGAAGGCGGCCATCTCGACCACCCACACCATTTCGGAGTCCTCGTCGTACCGGCAGAACCCCGCTTCGATACACTGCCGAAGCCCCTTCGAAGCCCCTTCCAAGCCCAAGCCGGTTTCGTGGGCCATGTAGAGCACAGGCTGGTAGTACAGCCCCAGCATGTTGGAAGCCGGCGAGGACATCAGGTACAGAGCAACGACCATGCCCTCTACGCCCCCCTTGCGGAGGGCCTTCCCAGTGGCTCCGGTCCAGATGGTCGGCACGATCTTGGCGTAATCACGCATGGCGGCCGTCCAGCTGCGCGGCGCGCTTCATGCGCTTCACCTGCCGGCGGCTGCGGCCCTCGCATTCGCGCTTCATGTCGAGCCAGTAGGCGCGTGCAACGACCTTCTTGCCTGCGCCCTGCGCCTGCCTCAGTAACTCCGCCAAGCGGCGGATGCGGCGCTCCCGGCGCCAGTCCTCGAGCAGCTGCAAGATCATGCTGCAGCCCTCTGGTTGGCCGCCGACCAAGCCTGCTGCGCAACCTCGGCCACCATTGCCTGCAGGTCGCCACACAGCTCTGCGATGCCCTTCGCCTCGTTCGGCGTGATGCGGCCGTCCTCCATGGCCTTGCAGATCAGCGCGGAGAGCATGCCCTTCAACGACGACGCCTTGAGCATCGCTGCGATGACGTCGCCTGCGATGGGCGTGTCGGCGCGCTGGACGATGAAGTCGTGCTCGGCGGCCAGCGCGTGCAGGATCCGATAGTCGCCCGTCAGCCCCATGATCTCGCTGGCTTCGGCCAGGGTCAGGTGGTGCGTGCGCGTGTTCGGGTTGACCTTGCTGCGAAGGACGGCAGCCGACATCGGCTTTTCTTCGCCGCGGTCATTGGTGGAGATGAGGCGGGTGGCCAGGGCCACGCTGCCACCTGGATAGTCGAGAACGGTTTTATGTGCTGCGTCGGCGATGTTCACGGGCGGGATACCTGAACGTGGTTTGGGACACCTGCCCTGGCCAGGATGTGCGCCATGGACGCACTACAAAAACGGCTCAGAGCAGCGAGGAAACGGGCGCCGAATGTCACAACGATCATTCGGTGGAAGGGCAGCGTGTTCGCGCTGCGGTGGATCAACGAACGGATGGACGTTCGGCTGCTACGGAAGGCGTGAGACATGAAGCGAAGAGGCGTCGTCCCCCTTGCGGTAGGCTGCTGTTTCCACACGAACAGCCCGCAAGGAGGGCGACATGGAAGAGGTCAAGACGACGTCGTATCCGATGGAGATCGGGAAGCCGTACAACATCAACAACCACCATCCGATCGCGGTGGTGGTGCGCTTGACCTGCGAGCGAGGCTCAACCATTCGGGTCGTCCTCCCTCCCACCGGTACGGTCACGGTCGTCAGCCGGGGGGACATCACCAAATTCGAGGTCGACGTCGTGGGGGGCAATCCGCTCGGGCCGCGGGCTCTCGACTAAATCGATGTGGGTGGTCCCGTCGGCTGCTGTGTGCCGGCGTGCTTCTACGCCCTCGGGCAGTGAGAAGTTGATGTCCGTGCCCCCAAGGAGCCGGGTGCCCACGGCACGGCCGCTGCACGGATCTACGGCTACCGTGAACCGGCTATGGAGTACTGAATTGATGCGGCCGGCGACAGCGATGTCCTGCGCCACCGTCGAAATTATCTGCTCCTGCAGCGACGGGCGCGCCAGCTCCGCGCGGCTGGGCTTGGTGAGCCAGTCGCGCACCCACAGCCGGGGATTCAGGCGGTCAGGCAGCATCAGCCACCTCCCCTGCGGGGTTGGCCGGCGCTGCACCAAACACGTCGGGGCGCGCCAGCCGGAGGTATTGCAGCCTCGCCGGTGGAATACCACTTCGTCGCCACTCGCTCACCGACGGCGGCTTCACGTCACACAGTCGGGCCACCGCGAAGGTGCCTCCAAGGGAATTGATGATTTCGTTGGCGTCCATGGACACCGATTGTTAGGCATTCCTACCCGTTTGGCAATAGGCATTCCTACGCTGATCATGGTTAGGCTTGCCTAATGGAACCCTGGGCCGAACGGCTATATGAAAGGATGGTCGCCACCGGAAAGAAGCCGGTGGAGTTGGCGCGTGCTTGCGGAATTCAGGCGGGATCGGTCAGTGGGTGGTTTGGCCAAGGCAAGCCCACCAAGATGATCTCCGGCGACAATTTGGTAGCGGCAGCTGCATTTCTCGATGTCAGCCCTGAGTTCATCATGACGGGCCGAAGCGGACCAAGTCGCGAATCTCACCCCGTGGGACTGGACATCGAGAAACTCACAGCCGTGCTTGCTGTTGTTGAGGGCGCGATCAGGGACAGCGGGAAGAGCGTTCCGGCGAGCTTCAAGGCTCGGATGATCAAGCGTGTCTACGAAGGCAAGCACGTTTTGACGGCAGAAACCGCAGACGCGGTTCAGGCCGCCATTGCTGGCATTCTTGAGACCATGGGAACCGAATGATGGACGCGATTGCATTGCTACGTGAGGATTTGGCCACGATGCTGGCTGAGTCGGGCTTACCTTCAGCAGACCCGCTGGACCAGCTTCACCCTCCTGTTGACACCTCGCCACGTGCTCGCAAAGTCAGATCGATCATTAGAATTGCTGATCTCTATGGATGGCATTCTGCGATTACGCATTTTTTGGACATGAAGCGAGCGAGCTATCTCTCTGACCTGACGATGCCGCAGTTGGACGATTTGCTTGGTCGAATGCAGGGGTATGTTGATGCCGCTGAGATAGGCGCCAGTCTCCCCGATTACGCCCCGGCCTACTGATTCACGTTAGCGAGGGATCAAGGATGGCGCTTATTGCATGCGCTGAATGTGGGCGACAGATCAGCGACAAGGCATCGATGTGTCCAGGCTGCGGCGCGCCCCCAGCTCAATCCGGGCCATCATTGGAAACTGCGGATTTCGAGCCACACCAGGCACCGCGCGACAGTCCTAGACCATCGAGTGGATATACCGGATGGATTATCGCCGCCAGTTTGGTGGTGGTAGTTGGCCTCACTGCGTTGCGTATGAACTCTGATTCGAGACGGGACGGTGAAAAGATTTCGCCTGAGGTTTCGACCATGCAAGCGGAGCAGGAACAGCGCCGTAAGAGCGCCTACGCAATCGAATATTGCGAGGACCGCTACAAAGAGATGAACGAAGACCGCAAATACACCGCCGCCATGCTCCAGTTCCATTCAATGACCTGCAACAAGATGCGTGAGGACTACCGCGCCAAGTGGGGTAAGGACCCTTGACCCTGCCATATGGCAAAAGAACCGGCCTCGCTCGTGCGGGGCTTTTTTTTGGCCAAACCACAAAAGTTAGGAATACCTATTGACAGCAATCGTAGGAATGCCTAACTTATGCCCACGCCACAGCGAACCCGGATCCCGTCCCGGGAAGTGGCATGGAGAACCTGGATGTCCAGCACCCGCTGCCACCCGTACCACCCGCAATGCGGTTGCGCCACCTGCAGCCGGCATGAGCTGTCGGACGAGCGCGCCGACGTTCTGGCTGATGCCCTGCACCGCTCCGGCGACGTCCTGAGCGAAGCGCTTGGCGAGCTGACCACCGAGCAGTTGTCCCTGATCGCCGGCCACCTGGCACAGGGCAACGATGCCGGTGCCGCCGAGATCCTGCGCAGCGCGATCAGCGACTACATCGCCAGCGAGATCGAGCGCCGCATGGACGACGTGGGCACCACCAAGCTGGAGACCGTGCAGCGGATGCTGACCGTGTACGAGGTCAAGCCGCGAACCGTGCCGGCCCAGCCCTGGCAGGTGGCGGCATGAGCATAGTCAAACACGAGCATGTCGCGGACTGGTGCACCGTGCGTCCCCGCGCGAAGGACGGGCGTTCGGACTGCAACACCTGCCCGATTCACAGCGCATGCGCGCAATTTACTGGCCCGCTAACTCAGGAATCTCTCAACGCTCACAACCAAAAGGTTGTCGATGCGTTCGTGGCTCACTTTGGAGGTGCCGCATGACCGCCCCTGTCGACGTGCTGGCGGTGATGGATTGTGTGATCGCTGGTGAGCGCGAATGGGGCGCACACGAAGCCGCCAATGCACTGACGAATGCCCGCGCTGCCGTGGTAGATCTGATCGATGAGTGCACCGAGCTGTCGCTGACGCCTCACGGTCACGTCGATAGCATTCTGCACGCCCGAATCGCAGCCGTAGTCGCCGCCCTGGCCCGCGTAGGCGGTGCCGCATGAGCGCGCAGATCCTGCAGTTTCCGATTCGAGACGCCTACGAAATGTACGCCGTGCGTGCAGTACGCGAATGCGCTCGCAGCCAGGGGTTGGACGTACAGAAGACCGAGCGCGCTTTCCTGCGCAGTGGCTGCGACCACGCAATGCGCGCCGAACTGGCTGAGCGCGCGCGCCGCGCCCGCATGCAGACCACCGACTTCGACGGCCCGGAGGCTGCGTGATGGACAAGATGGACGAGAAGGAATTTCAGCGCCACATGCTGCGCGAGGACGTGCCGTTCGCTCTGATCTGCATGGTGATCGGCGCTGCATTGATGCTGCTGGCCCAGGCGGTCTTCTCGTGATCGGCCGTTGCTACGCCGGCTTCGCCTGGCTGTGCGCATCCGTGCTGATCCTGGCTGCGCTGGCGCTACTTGCCTACGTCCGGAGCGCGCACGGCATCTGCTCGGCGGCGCTGGTTATCGGCTTCGTGCTGTCGCTGCACCTGCGCCAGAGCTGGAGCAATGCCCGAGCACGTGCGCACCGTGCTGAGCCGGTGCCAGCTGTCGACCCCTCCATTTCCTTTCCCGAACAGCCGCGCCGCGGCGTCCGTTGATCCCCGCCGGCGTGGCCGGCAACACCCGACGAGGTTCCAATGTTCCAACTCGATAAACACGAGGCGTCCATCGCCAACGTCAACCAGCGCATCCAGCGCCATGGCGAAGAGCGCCAGCTGGCCGCCGACATCAAGTTCGTGTTGAGCGTCAGCAACGAAGCGCTGGATTCGTTCGACCCCACCCTGCGCCACGACCTGTTCCGCAAGCCGGCGAAGGGCGAGCAGCAGGATCTGCCGCAGATCGGCGGCGACGGCCTGACCGCGGTGAAGCATCCGGCGCTGGAGCCGTTGAAGCTGAGCCACGAGTTCACAGGCTTCGAGATGCACCTGGCAGGCTTGCTGCAAGCCGGCGAGCCGATTGTGCTGGTCGACGTGAAGCTCAAGCGCTTCGTGATCGAGCCGAAGGAAGGCGGAAGCCTCGCGATGTCGTTCACCGCGTCGGCCGAGGTGGAGCCGCAGGAATTGGCCGAGTTGTCGGAAGCGCTGATCCGCGAAGACGTGCTGCTGACGTTGATTGCGCCGAAGCGTGCCGGCGCCGCTGCCGAGGATCTTACCGAAGGCGGCGACACGCTCGATGCACAGGAAACCGCAGACGCGGCCGCCGAGCTTGCACGCCTGGCCGAAGCTGGCCAGAAGGCTGCGGCATGAACGCGCCCGCTCGCATTCCGTTGATCGATGTCGAGAGCCGCCAGATCGCGGCGATCGGCCACGACGCCAACACCCAGACCCTCGCGGTGCGCTTCAAGAACTGGAATTGCGAAGTCACCTCGCTTTACCACTACGACAACGTGACCGCCGAGGACTTCGCCGCGCTGCAGGCGGCTGAGTCGAAGGGCGGCCACTTCAACAAGGTGATCAAGGCCGACCCGGTGCGCTGGCCCTACCGCAAGGTCGAAGACCGCCCGCTCGCCGACGCGGCCTGATCCCGAACCCTGATCCGTGGCAGGTGTCCACGGACGCGATCGCACCGCGCATTGGCTCTCGAAGGTCAGACGTTAAAGGCAGGAAGGGAACCGCCCGCACCGCCGATACGTGCGCAAGAAGGAGCGGGAGGCGAAAGCCTATGCAGTCGGGAAAGACCGGCCGTCTGGAAGCCCTTGGGTAGTTTCGTTGGACGTAAAAGCACAGCAAGGGAACACGGTTGGCAAAGCGCTATAGGCCTTGCTCTCCCTGGACACCACGGCGGTGAGAGTCCCGCGCCGGAGACGTACCCGGCACCTATCCATAGCGGAGCGGCTTGCTATCAACGAGCGTTCTTGTCTGTCGTATCGACGACCAGGCCGCTCCGCTATGGAGGGAATGCGCAGGCTGATGCGCAAAGCGTGTGGGGCAACTCCGAGCACGTGCGGAACGTACATGGCCCTGATGCCGGGATCAGCTCCGGTTCCTCCACCCATCGACAACACGCCGGCGCCGCCGGCAGGAGTTTGCAGTGAACGCAGTTGCACAGATCAAGCCGAGCGGCGGACAGCTGATTACCGCAGAACAGGCCGAGGCGATTCGCACCGCGCTGAAGACCAGCCTGTATCCGGGCGCCACCGACGAATCGGTCGACATGGTGCTGGCGTACTGCCGCGCTGGTGCGCTGGACCCGATGACGAAGCCCGTGCACATCGTCCCGATGTGGGTGCCGGAGAAGAAGCAAGGCGGGCGCGTCATCAGCCCCGCAGGCATGCGCGATGTGATCATGCCGGGCATCGAGCTTTACCGAACGAAGGCCCACCGCACCGGCGAGTACGCGGGCCAGGATGACGCTCAGTTCGGCCCTACCATCGAGGAAGTACTCGGCGGCGTGCGCGTGCGCTATCCAGAGTGGTGCACCGTCGCGGTCTACCGCCTGGTTGCCGGCCACCCGGTGCGCTACTCGGCGAAGGCGTATTGGCTGGAGAGCTACGCCACCGCGAAGCGCGACAGCGATGCGCCAAACGCCATGTGGAAGAAGCGCCCCTTCGGCCAGCTGGAGAAGTGCGCCGAGGCCCTGGCGCTGCGCAAGGCGTTCCCGGAGGCTGTCGGCGCGCAGCCCACCGCAGACGAGATGGAAGGCAAGGCGATCATCGACGGCGAGGCATCTCAGATCCGCCAGGAGCCGCAGCAGGCCCTGCCGCGCGAGCTGCCCGCATACCCCGACGACAAGTTCAAAGAGAACCTGCCCGCCTGGGGGGCGCTGATCACCGCCGGCAAGAAGACCGCCAGCCAGATCATCAACATGGTGAAGACGAAGGGCACGCTCACCGAAGAGCAAATGATCGCCATCAAGGAATACGAACAGGCCGAGGAAGTGGCCGACGATTCCAACACCGACACCGACATCACCGAGACCGGCCCCATCAACTGGGATGCGCCGGGCGAAGGAGAGCACGCATGAAGACCGTCAACCTGATCCAGGGCACTCCGGAATGGCATGCCCACCGCGCTACCCACCTCAACGCCAGCGAGGCGCCGGTGATGCTGGGCGAGTTTCCATCCGTCACCCGAAGCGAGCTGCTGAAGGTCCGTGCCACCGGCATTGAATCCGAAATTAGCTGGTTCTTGCAGCAGATCTTCGACGACGGCCACCGTTTCGAGGCGCTTGCGCGGCCAATGGCAGAGGCGATTGTGGGCGAAGACCTGTACCCGTGTGTCGGCGTGGATGGAAAGCTATCTGCGTCGTTCGACGGCCTCACCCTGCTGGGCGACGTGCTCTTCGAGCACAAGATGTTGAACGCCACGCTGCGCGCGTGCATGACGGAAGGCTGCACCGGCGCCGACCTGCCGATCTATCACCAGATCCAGATGGAACAGCAGCTCGCGGTTTCCGGCGCTGAGCGGGTGCTTTTCATGGCATCGGAATGGGATGCCGACGGCAACCTGATCGAAGAACGCCATTGCTGGTGCACACCCAACCTCCAACTGCGTGAGCGCATCGTTGCTGGCTGGGAGCAATTCGAGCGCGATGTCTGCGGCTACGAGGACAAGCAGCTGCCGGCGCCCGTCGTCGGCCGTGCCCCGCAGCATCTTCCGGCACTGCATATCGCAGTGACGGGCATGGTGACGGCTTCCAATCTGGCCGAGTTCCGCGCATCGGCAATGTCTGTGCTTTCGCGCATCAACCGCGAACTGCAGACGGATGAGGACTTCGCCGACGCCGAGCAGACGGTGAAGTGGTGCAAGGGCGTCGAAGAGCGGCTGGAGGCAACGAAGCAGCAGATCCTCGGCCAGACCGCCGACATCGACGCGGTGTTTCGGACGATGGATGACGTCGCCGCCGAAGCGCGCCGCGTTCGCCTGGAGCTGGACAGGCTGGTCAAGGTCGAGAGGGACAACCGCCGCAACCAGATCGTCGCCAACGGCGTGCAGGCGGTGCGGGATCACTACGCGTCCATCAATGCGGGACTTGATGCCCATGCGCTGACGGTACCGGCTTCGCTGCAGGCCGATATCGGCGCGGTGATCAAGGGCAAGAAGTCGATCAGCAGCATGCAGGATGCCGTCGGCACCGCTGCCGCCAACGCCAAGATCGCCGCCAGTCAGCAGGCCGAGCGCGTGCGCGCGAACGTGCGCGTGCTGGAAATGGAGATGGGCACGTTCGCCGGCCTGTTCCATGACCGCGTGCAGCTGTGCGCCACGAAGTCGCCGGAGGATCTGCGCAACCTGATCACCGCGCGCATCACAGAGCAGAAGCGTGTCGACGAGCAGCGGCTGGAAGCGCAGCGCGAGAAGATCCGTCAGGAGGAAGCGGCCAAGCTGGCGCGCGAGCAGCAGGAGCGCGAGGAAGCGCAGCGTCGCGCCGACGCCCAAGCCGAGGCAGCGCGTGTTGCTGCTGCGCCGGCGCCCGCCGCTGTTGCTGCGCCCGCCCCGGTGGTCGCGTCGGCACCGACGTCCTGCCCTACCCCGCCTATCGCTGGCTCAACCCTGATCCGGCGCCGAGCCTCCGGTACGAAGCCGACTCGTCCAAGCGATCGAGAAATCATCGACATCCTGACATTCCACTTCCGTACCCACGACTCGAAGGTGATCGAATGGCTTTTGGAGATGGACTTGGAGGCCGCGTCTGCACAGCTCGCGGAGGCCATGTGATGAGCGCTGTGCCATGCAAAGAGCACACCGGAGCTACCAATCCAGGCGGTTATGGCGTCGTCCGCCATGAAGGGAAGCCACAGCTCGCTCACCGGGTCGCGTACTGCGCGTTCCACGGTATCTCGATCACTCGAATAAAGGGCCTGGTCATCCGGCACGAATGCGATAACCGCCGGTGCGTTGAACCACTGCATCTGCGAGTCGGAACGCAGGCGGACAACGTCAACGACATGATGCGAAGGAAACGTCACCGCTATACGCCTCTCCCCGCTCGCTCAGGAACGGCGCACGCAACCGCGAAACTCGACTACACGAAGGTTCGCGAGATCCGCGCGGCCTACGCGAAAGGCGCGAAACAGAAGCATCTGGCAAATAAGTACGGCGTCAGCCAATCGCTCATCAGCTATGTGGTGAACAACAAAGGCTGGGATGAGGCTGTAGGTCAGATCAACGCGAAGATCGCACCGTTGACGATCACCGCCGATGGCCTGGCGCAGCTGGGCTTCCTGCCGGTGACCACCGAGCGTGCATCGAAGCTCTACGACGCCGCGCAACTGGCGGCCATGTTCAGCGCGATGCAGCAGGTGTTCGCGCGCGCCGCCACCAGCAGCTATCAGCAGGCCGCCTGATGCCGCGCGTCTGCTCCAGCTGTGAAAGGTCGCTCAGCGATTCGGAGTTTCCGGTGCAGAACGGACGCGTCGTCAACGTCTGCGTGCTCTGCCGGAACGATATCAAGCGGGCGCAGACCAGGCTCGCACCGGTCCGCCGTGATCCCGAGCAGATCCGGCTCAACAACGTCGCTGCGCTGTGGCATGGCCCGGTGCAGCGCACTCACCTGCTGAGGAATGCCGCTTGAACCGTTCGAATCCGCGCCCCTGCCCCTACTGCGGCCACGACGATGAACTCGTGACCGGCCGAGAGGTGTATCCGCACCGCCCCGACCTATTCGCGAAACCACTCTGGGCATGCATGCCGTGCCGCGCGTGGTCGGGATGCCATCCAGGCACTGAGAAGCGCATGGGTCGCCTCGCCGACGCGGAAACGCGGCAACTCAAGATGCGCGCGCACGAGGCCTTTGACCCTCGCTGGAAGTCGGGCGGTATGAAGCGAAAAGACGCCTACGCCTGGCTGCGCGAACGCACCGGTCTGGACGCACGCGAATGCCACATCGGATGGATGTCGGACGCTGACCTCCGCCGGGTTATCGAAATCTGCGAAGGAGCAAACGCATGACCCGCCACCTCGCCCGCCGCGCGCCGAAGCGCAAACGCGGCCTGTGCTGGGGCCGCACGCCCAACGACAACGGCACCGTCGTGACGTGGCAGCTGTTCCGCCGCGATCACCGCGGCGCGCTGCACATGTCCTCGCTGCAATTCACCTACGCCGAACCGCGCGCCTATATCGCGCAGCGCCTGCGCAACGCGCGCCGGAAGCTGCGCGACCGCGTGGACGAGATCGACCTGGCCGCCATGGGAGTTACCGCATGAGCATGCACATCAATGACCGATTGGCGGCGCTCGAATGGGCGCTGGCCCGTGCCCGCGAGGCCGGCAAGACCGACGAGCTGGTGCGGCTGACGCACGTGCCCGCCCTGCAGGAACTGCGCGACGAAGCGCAGCGGGAGGCTCGGGGCGGATGAACTACCTGTCGCTCTTTTCGGGAATGGAGGCTGCACACCTCGCATGGTCGCCGCTTGGCTGGCGCTGCAAGGGTGTCGCCGAGATTGATCCGGCAGCGTGCGCACTCCTGCGCCACCGCCTGCCGCACGTTCCCAACTTGGGCAGCGTCACCGACATCACCGACGAACAGATCCGCGCGTTGGGTCGGCTGGATGTCGTGATTGGCGGCAGTCCATGCCAGGACCTTTCCGTGGCTGGCAAACGTGCGGGCTTGGGCGGCGCCCGGTCCGGCCTGTTCCACCATCAACTCAGGATTTTCAATGCAGCTCGACATCTTTGCGGCGCCCGTTGGCTCGTCTGGGAGAACGTCCCCGGCGCCTTCAGCAGCAACAAAGGCCGAGACTTTGCTGTCGTGGTTGGCGCACTGGCAGGATCCGAGCTCGCTGTCCCCGCCGACGGCTGGAACGACGAAGGCGTGGCGCTGGGCGACAACGGCCTCGTCGAGTGGTCCGTGCTTGATGCGCAGTGGTTCGGAGTGGCGCAGCGGCGCCGTCGCGTGTTCGCTGTCCTCGATACTGGAGACTGGGCCGGTCGACCCCCGGTACTTCTTGAGCGCGACAGCCTGCGCGGGGATTCTGCGCCGAGCCGGGAAGCGCGGCAAAGCGTTGCCGGAAGCATTGCGGGCGGCGCTCGCCAGCGTGGCGGTTACAGCACCGACGATATCCCGCTGATCGCTGGAACGCTGCAGGCGAACGGCAAGGCGGCAGGAAGTGCGACTCAGCAGGACGCCGAGTCAGGAATGTTGGTCGTTGCCCAAGCATTCGGCGGTGGATCCAATTGCAAGGCGACCGACGTATCCACTGCCCTGCATGCGCACCCAGGCGGCTCGCGCCTCGACTTCCTCACCGAAACATTTCTTGTGCAGGAGGTAGCGCACACACTTCGGGCTGAAGGCTTCGACGCCAGCGAAGACGGCACCGGTCGCGGCACGCCACTGGTGCCGGTGCCTTTCACCATACGCGGTACAAACGTGGATACCGGAGGCGTAGTTTTCGGGACCCTGACGACGGGAAGCGACCGTGCTACTTCGGGTGCGCCGTGTATTGCTTTTGACTGTAAAGCGGGTGGCGAGACAGCATTTTCCATCGGCCATGTGCCCGGAACCCTACGGGCGGCGCATGGTGGTGGCCACGCCGCAGTTGCCCAGGGCCCAGCTGTTCGCCGGCTCACCCCGCGCGAGTGCGAGCGCCTGCAGGGCGCTGAGGACGACTGGACGCTGGTGCCAAACGCCGCAGGCAAGCCGATGGCCGATGGCCCGCGCTACAAGATGCTGGGCAACAGCTTCGCCGTGCCGGTGATCCACTGGATCGGCGACAGCATCCAGCGGGCGCACACCTGGGTCCAACAGGAGCGAGCGGCATGATCCACGTCGGCGACTGCCTCAGCATCCTGCCCACCCTGGCCGCAAACTCGGTCGATGCGATCGTGACCGACCCGCCCTATGGAATTGGCTTCATGGGCAAAGCATGGGACGGGGCGGACATCACTGCGCGCCATGGTTACCGGCGCAGCATGCCATCGGCGGATCCAAGCGCCACCGAAAACGGCGCGCACAACAGCGCGGCCGCCGCAGCCGGCACATACGACATGAGCCCGGCAGCAATGCGAGCGTTTCAGCAATTCAGCACTGCATGGGCGACTGAGGCGCTGCGGGTGCTCAAGCCTGGCGGGTACCTGCTGTCCTTTGCTGCGCCTCGTACCTACCACCGCATGGCCAGCGGCGTCGAGGACGCTGGCTTTGAGATCCGCGACCAGCTTATGTGGATTTTCGGTTCTGGTTTCCCGAAGTCATACAACGGCCCGTGGGGCGGTACCGCGCTCAAGCCGGCACACGAGCCGATTCTGATGGCGCGCAAGCCGCTCATCGGAACCGTGGCGGCGAATCATTCGGCGTACGGCACCGGTGCTTTGAACATCGATGGGTGCCGGATCGGCACCATGGGCGAGCAGCTACGCGCGGGCGCTGGCGGTATCCCATGCCGCAACGACGTCGATACGCCGCGCGTTCGAACTGGCGAACCAAGCGCAGAACGCCGCTACACCAGCTGTGGCGCAAGCAACTTTGCAGCAACCCCTGGCCCGCGTGGAGGAGACCCGGCTGGCCGCTGGCCCGCCAACGTGATCACTGACGGAAGCGAGGAAGTGATTGCTGCCTTTCCGACTGCTCCGGGTCAACAGGGCGACCTACGTGGGCACAGCCGGGACCGCAAGTCGCTGGGAATTTATGGGGACATGTCAGCTGCTCGCGATGCCATCGCTCGCCGCGACTCAGGCAGCGCAGCTCGCTTCTTTTACTGCGCGAAGGCCAGCAAGGCCGATCGCGATGAGGGCCTCGAGGGGTTCGCCCGGGTCAGTGGCGGCATGGTGTCGAACACTAGCGGCCAGCACATCACCCGTCGGGATGAGGGGTACGAACCTAAGGCGCGCGCGAACAACCACCCTACGGTCAAGCCGACGGACCTGATGCGCTACCTGTGCCGCCTGGTCACGCCAGCCGGCGGTACCGTGCTCGACCCCTTCATGGGCAGCGGCAGCACCGGCAAGGCCGCAGCGCTCGAGGGCTTTGCCTTCGTAGGCATCGAAATGGACCCCGCTTATGCAGCGATCGCGGAGGCGCGCATCGCTGCCGCCATTGAGGCAGCCGCGCGCGAGGCGGAACTGCCGACACAGATCGGCCTGCCGCTGGGAGACGTCGCATGAAACCCCAGCTCTTCCCGCGCGAGCCCCGCCGGATGAAACAGCCGGCCAAGGATCTGCTGCGGCAGCAGCTGGCCATGGCCGCCGACCACATCGAGCGGGTCACCGCCGAGAACCAAGCTCTGCGCGCCATCTGCGCAGAAGCCATCAACACATGCCAGGGCCAGGCCGAGAGGCTGCAGGCCGCGCTGGCGAAACAGGAGAATCACGATGCATGAAGACCTGATCGGGCGGCTTACGTTCGCCCTCGAAAAACAGAAGGCCGGTGCCTTTTCGTATCTATTCTCGGAGGCCATCGCCGCCCTATCCGCGCAGACCGATCCGGGGAGCGGTGGGGATGCGCGGGCGCAATTTGAAGCGTGGGCAGATAGCGAGGACATGAACACCAGGGTTTATCCTCATAACGGGTTTTACAGCCACCCTTTCACTCGCGGGGCATGGACGGCTTGGAAACACCTCGCCGCCCGCAAGCCGGTGGGGGAGCCGGTGGCTAATCGGGTGATCTATCCCGATGGTTCGCGCCCTTCAAAGTGGGACAGCGGCAAAGGTTACTGGCCCCAGGTCGAAGGCATCGCAGGCACCAAGTTCGAGTATGCATTTCTGCCCGCGCCTGCTGCTGCTGTGCCGGTTGATGAGCGCCAAGATGCGGCGATAGTTGAGGCGGCCAAACTGGCCTACGGGTTGTTGTGGATGGGGACCGACCTTACCGGTCCCGATCTGGCTCACAGGGCGCGCGTGGCTCTTCGTGACGCGCTCGGCAAGCAGGCATGCGGGGAAGGAATCAACGCTGCACGAGCCACCCACCCCCAGCCGGCAGCGGCGACTGGCGTGCCGGAGCTGTTCGTGCAATGGCTTGAGCGTGAGATGCCTGCCGGCACCATTATCGGCAAGCCGGCCTGGTGGGCGCCAAAGCTGGCGCGCGCACTGCGCAGCGCCGAGCGCGGCGTGCTGGGAGGCTGCAATGGCTGAGCGCCCCGACCAGCGCTACCCGCTGACGTGGCCGGCGGGATGGCCGCGCACGCCCGGCCACCTCCGCACGCACAGTCCGTTCAAGGCGCAGACCACCGACCGCGCATTCCGCGACCTGGTGGACGAGCTTGGCCGGCTCGGCGCGCGCAACATCATCGTCAGCAGCAACCTCAAGCTGCGCCAGGACGGCATGCCGTACAGCCAGCAGCCTCGCAACGACGACGAGGGCATCGCCGTCTACTTCACTCGCAAGGGTGTGGAGATGGTCCTGGCTTGCGACAAGTTCGCCAAGCGCGAGGCCAATCTGCGGGCCATCACCCTGACGATCGGCGCGATACGCGGCATTGAGCGCTGGGGCAGCTCCGACATGATGGAGCGGGCATTCACCGGCTTCGCGGCCCTGCCGGCGCCGGCAGCAGCGTCTTGGCGCGACGTGCTGGACCCGGCCGACCCAGAAGGCAGTTACCGCCGGCTGCGCTCGCAGCACCACCCGGACCGCGCGGGCGGCGATGCAACCGAGTTTTAGCGCGTGCAGCAGGCATGGGATGCCTACCTTCAGGAGCGAGACAATGGCTGAGCAAATCAACGGAATCCGCCTTTCGCGCAATGAGGTCAAGGATCTGACCGGCACACCCTTCCTGGATCGGCAGATCCTGTTCCTACTGCGCAATGGCATACGCCACTACATCGACCTCAACGGCCGCCCGGTCGTGCTGCGATCTACGATCGAAGGCACGCCTGCCCTGGAAGCAAGCACCGAGGCACCCGCCTGGAAGCCGAACAAGGCAGCGTGA